AAGCGGCAGGGGAGCCGCGAACACAACTGCATAATACATGCGGGGGTTAGGGCGTCAAGCCCCTTCGATACGTCCCGCTATCTAATTTTCGCCAGCCAATCATATTTAGGTGCGCCTCAATACGAGCGTTCTGCAGCGGCGTTCGGCGTTCGGGCGGGATGCGTAGGCACATATCCCCCATAAGATCTATGAGCTTAACTGTGCTTTTAACTGCGTCGGTGTGTCTAGCCAGATAATCACTGATCAATGTCGCCCAAGGATCATGCTCATATCGCGCTTGCTGCACAACCTTAGCTTGTTCCTCCTCCTCATCTGTTAGATGCCATTGTTCGCCAGCCATATACAGGTGACGTGCCTCAGCCCATATTTGCCGCGCATCCTCTTTGAGCAACGGCAAATCAAACTCGCCGCACCGAATAGGCCACCACCGACGAGCGCCAGTCGGGTCGCGCAGATAACCACTCTCAGGCGGGTTGACGGTTCCGATCATAATGCACGAGCGCGGGAAGTCCTCGACGTTCTTACCATACGGCCTACGAAACCTATCCTCTTTACGGGCTAACCATGCCTTGAGAGTTGACACATCGGATTTACGGAAAGCATCAAGCTCAGAAATCTCAATGATCCACCGGCCTTGCATCTGCAGACCAGCGTCCTTAGAGCCTGGGTCGCTCATTTCATCCGTGAAAAGACCGGGTGCGATAGCGTCAGCGAGAACGTTAAGGCTGGTAGATTTGAACTTACCTTGCCCGCCTTCTAACACAAGCATGGTATCAACTTTGCAGCCGGGTTTGTATGCTCGGGCAATAGCAGAAATCAGGCTGCGCTTGACGAAAGCAGCATTGATTGGCGTATCCTCAGCACCGAGATAACGAACTGCAAAGCTCTTGAACACGCGCTTGCCAACTGTTCCGCCTTGCAATCTCGGTAGACCATCCCACTCCAAAGCGTCTAGCGCATCCCTAACAGGGTTAAACCTGTTGAAGTCAGCAACACGCTTAATAGCCAAAATCATGTCATTAACTTTAGGCTTTAGCTTATATTCACCCATCGTTTCCATGTATGCAGCATTGGCGATAACGTCGATTTCCGTCAAAAGCCGTGGCTTGAACGGCCTATTGGGTGGGTCATACGGCGGCTTCCTAAGCAGAGAGATTTCCTGCGCAAATTCGTTGTACGCATAAACGCCTTTAAAATCTGCATGATACTGCAGAATGACGACCGAGTTGTGCAGGCTGTTGAGCGTCAATGTGGCCTTGTCTGTCCTATCTAGCGTGCCTTCCCAATCTATCGTTTCCTCAACCACAACCGCTTCTCGACCCCTGCCACCCACACTTTGTGTTGGAGGGATATGATCTTTAGGCGCTGGGCTAGGTTCAGGGCTAGGCTCGCTGTCAGCAGTAGGCTCAGGGTTAGCGTCATCATTCCACTCACTTATGTTAGCCTTGATATAATCCGCGACCGACCCACCGGCTAAGATCAGGTCGGCAACGTCGCCGCCTTTGTCGCCGTACTCAGCCACACGCTTATTCTTGGCAGATTTGGCTAGGCTGCGTGCCTCAGCCATAGCTTTGCGCCCCTCGTCATCATTGTCAGGCCACCAGATCACCGAACGCCCAGCCAGCGGTGACCAATCAGACCGATCTACGCGGTTTGTTCCACCACACCAGCTAACGACGACCACGCGGCCCTGTAGCGCCTTGTCTGCGGCTCGACGGCACTTCTCACCCTCCACTACAAGCACCTGTTTATCAGGATGCGCCAGTAGCTCCGGCAGGCCATACAGTGGGCAGTTATCAATCGAACCGTGGCACCAACCCTCAAAGCCATCCGGCCCGCACGCCCACCAAATCCCAGGCGTTGACTTGCCGTCCTTGAACTCGACCAGCAGAACGTAGCCTAGCAGTTCCCCCGCAGCGTTCTCATAGGCATGCACAGCCGATGGCTTGTAGTGCGTTGTGAATTTGTCGGTTCCCGCTTTCTTAGGGTTGCGCAGTTCTGGTGTTCGTTGGCCGGGAACAATAGGAGGTGTACCAGATGGCACTGGTACAAACTCATAACCATCGTATGGGTCAACGATCTTAGGAGCCTCATACTTAGCGCGCGGCTTGGCCGCTGACGGCTCTGAGCGCTTTCCGGGCAATGTGACGCCAGCACGGTCGGCAACAGCCTCCACGGCCTGCGGGAAGGTCATTCCTGCTACTTTCTCAAGGAAGCCAAAATGGTCCTCATTGAATCCACAGCCGAAGCAATGCGCTAAGCCTTTAGCGTCCTCCGCATGGAAGCTAGGTGTCTTTTCGCCGTGAACTGGACACAGCCCCCATAGATCACCCAGCGATGACTTAGGCGCGGCAGCAACATACTCACCAACAAGTTTTGAAATTGGGACGAGCGATTTTATCTGCTCAAGTAGAGCAGGCTCAAAATTGGGCATGACATGGGGGCCTAGAGGTTAGGGATTACGCGATATTCAACAATAGCGCCGCCTGAGGTTTCACCCTCTTCGCTGCCATTCCACTGCCACGCTTGGTCCCAATCATGCATGACGCCTTTATCAATTCTCCCGTCTCGGTATCTCACCTCCACGAGAGTGTCGCCAGAGACTTTCGGGTCTGACCACCCGTCATGCATAACCCATTCACTCATCTCATTTCCCTCCTAAATTCGGACGCCTATAATCGCCCGCCGCCTGCTATTCGTCAATCGCTATGGCTAGTCACCGGTACACGCGGAGGCACTACCGCTGGTGGAACGACAGGAAGGCCGGGGCAGAGTGCGTGGAAAAGGGCGATGTCGTCGGCCTGGCTGATAACAGGCCGAAAGCGCCATGCATGATACCCTAATTTATCGACCCCAATACTTTCACGTTCCCATTCTGATCGCTTTATTTCCTCAAGCAGAAGTGAAATTGTGCCAGTTATCGGCCCAATGAAAACATCTTCGATGGTATAAGTTTGTCCAACAACCGGAACATCGCCATACCAACTTTTCCCGGGAGTGTTTTTTGAGTTTACACAAACCACCTTCTGCCCAACCCGAAAGTTACTCATCCCATATTCTCCTTAATCACAGCCACAGACAGCGGCCCTAGTTCAGCACGGCATAGAGCTACGCCAGCGTCATTTAAGAGGCCGCGACGACGAATTACGGCCAATACAGCCTCAGCTTGCGCCTCTGCGGCAGGGCTCCGGCTTAGGAAAATGGCGTCGGCACATTCGTCTAGCAGAGAGCGGGCGTTGACGGTCATAGCTGCTCCTTAAGCGCTTGCATTGCGCCTTCAACATCATCGTTTTCAAGGCAAGTAAAAGCTCGTTCCATCAACTCGATTAGAGCATCTTCTTTTGCAAAAGCATCACCGACACCCACGGCGTAGGGAGTTCCAAATTCTGTTTCAATCCGCAAGGGATTTTTCTCGAAACGCCTAATGTTACCTTCAAATACCAAGGTAAAGCTTTCATCGTCTTGCATCATAGCCCTCCGTAACAGCAACCACACCAACCATTTCCGCCTCAGCCGCGCTCACGGCCTCGTCCCTAGCGGCGATAGCACACTCAGCCTCTCCTGGCGTTGCAAACATAGACTGTACGCTTGGGACGCGAGAGGCGCGGTACATCCAATCGTGACCGTCGCCGTAGGTTTCGATATCCTCGGATAGCGCCGCTTCTAGGCCAACGCCTACGCGCCAGCGATATTTCAGCGATAGGGGGCTAATGCTCATCGCCGTTCTCCCACCATTTATCAACTGCGTCGATGGCATCGAAAATCGTGTCGCATATCCCTGAAATACCGTTCTCGCTGTAATCTTTGTGGCACCATTCCCACCCATCAATAGACTCCTCAATGGTGAAGCCGCGATAGTGGGCGCGCTGTTGGGCGGTGTTGACTTGGAGTTCTGCCATCACAAACCCCACATACTGAGCAGGCCGTTGTCCATCGTCAGAACCCAAACGACAGCGAGGATGGCAAGGGCTGTGGAAATGGGGTGGTGGGTTAGGGTCATTTGACTGTGCCTTTCGTTGTATCCGGCGCTTCGTGAACCAGATGCGCCAATGGTGCTAACTTAGCCCACCGACCCTTAACAAAGCGTTGAATGGCTTCCGGTGTGACCTCTACGTCAAGATCAGCATAGATAAGGGCAGCGATACGTTGCGCGGCTTTATGGCCCTTCTCACGAGCCTCACGTTGCGCCTTGGCGTATTCGGTTTCGGCGTTGCTGTAGTCGGTTAGTTGGTTTCGGTAGTCGTTTCCGTAGGTCATTCTTCCAAAGCCTCTGCAATTTCGAGTAGGGTAGCTGCGGCGGCGCGGAGTTCGGTGGCAGTATGGAAGTGGCCTTGAATGCCAATCTCGGCTCCACGTGACAGCTTGCGCACAAATACGATCCCGTAGTTACCAGGCACCACCTCTTTCACAGTCTTGGTGCGGACGGGGCCTTGAGAGGTGGGTTCTTGCCAGAGGGCTACGAGGTCTAGGTAATCAAAACCCTCTACTTGGCTATCCCCATTTTCACCGCTCTTACGCCAACAATACGATGTAAAACCTTCGGCCATCGTATCGAATAGAACATCGCCAGTATCGGCGTCTGTCGCAGAACCCCAAATTTTCATAGGTCCAACCTTCCGGCCATCACGAGTCTTGTAAAATTCGCCAACTTCTACGATCATCTCATTATCCTCAATAAAGCTCATAATAATTAACCGAAGGCATCTCAGAGTAGATTTTCTCTAGAGCGTCGTTTTCTTCGGTGGGGGATAGGGGGATGGCGAGGCCGGTGCGGGTGTGGGCTGTTAAGCCCCAGATTTGGTCATCGCAGCTTTGCCAGTCTAGGTGGACTAGGATTGGTTCGTCGTCGCGAATGATGTGGAGAGTGGTCATTTGGCGGGACGCCAGTGCGTTATGCTATATCCGCTATCCATAGCAGACCACTCGATGCCAGAGCTAGAGACGCCAAGAAAATCTCCCTTACTTACAGTGCGAACATCAACGAGACCCTTTGGCACTGCGTAACCAATATACCAAATAATCCAACCGTCAGCGTTAGGCTTTTCCTCAGCAAGAGGCTTTGGAACGGAAGGCTTGCAATAAGACTCAGTTGGACACGTGCAATCCGGCCAAGCGCAGACGGATTTAGAACCAAGCTCCTCATACTCAGCCGCACCATGCAAAGCATCCCACATCGCGGTAAGCTGCGACATCGTAAGCCGCACCGGGAATACGGCGGACATGGCGGGGGTCCAGTTAAACGCACTAGGAACACCGACGCGCTGATATTCGACATCATTGATGTGAATGCGTGGAGCGTATTCAACGACACCGGCGAGGTTGATCTTTTTAAGAGTGGCGCTGTGGGTGGTCATTTGCGCTCCCCCTGAGCCTTAGAGATTGCTGCAAGCATCTTGGGGTTAGCCGGACCGTTGCCGTACAACGCATACTTCGCGTCTAGAAGCGCTTCCAGTAGGTCAGGCGCGGCGTTACGTAGAGCATCAATTTTATCCTGCTTCTCTTTATGCACGAGATAAACTTGGTATTGGCGTTCTTGTTCTGGCGTTCTTGGCGGGAGGTCTGCGTACATTCTCTATCTCTCCTTAATCTCTGCGTTTGTTTTAGATTGCTGTTGCGGGAGTGTCAAGGGTAATGTTGGGCTTTAGCTCAGACATCCAAAACCGGCCATCCCAAAAAATGCTATCAATACGGTAGACATTTCCTACAGTTGAGCATTCTGCCATATCCGCGTCTTGCGGGCTTATGCCGTGAGCATATTCGAAATACAGGCTACGGTTGCAATCGCAGGATTGATTGCCGTCCTCGTATGCCCAAACGCCCGTTTCGCCGTCGAAATATTCATCGAGGTAAATGCGGCTTTCGCCCGTCTCTGTGTTTGTTATTTTAACGCTGGCTCCGGTCATTTCTTGCTCCTTCAGCCATAAACTCGTAGAACTCGTCTCTGTAGGTTTTCATAAACTCCAACGTCAGCACCACCCCCTCACACGCATCCCGCCTCGGACCCGCAGGCAGCACACTCAGCCAGCGGCGGGCTTCGGTGATTTGGTCGGTGATGGGGACTTTCATTTAACCCGCTCACACCGAGCATTGCAGTCGTCACCCATCCACTCGATGTACCAGACCTGCCATTTTTCTCCATCAGCTGTAATGACCTTTCCCATGGTAGGCTTGGTCTTGCGCGTTTGGATAGAGATAATTCCCATGCCATCCTCCAGGTAGTATCGATGTTTAGCCATCTCACTCTCCCAAATGGGTTTTGGCTGCGAGGAGGAATAATCTAGCCTGTTCGCATGTCTCAAAGTCGGGCCTTAAATGCTGTTCATGCGTATTATGCTCAGGAAGCATCGCGGTAAGGGCTTTGGATAAAGCTGCGATGCAATCGGTCTGACTTGTAATAACCGCCTCCTGTTGTTCGATCAGCGCGGCGGCTTCGTTCCCATCCCGGTTAAAGGGCTTTGGAAAGACAATCTCTTTTTCAGTTTCGACATCCCAGTAGAAATGGCGGGATGACTTTCTAAGCCGCTCGATTAGGTTTTTGTTGGTCATGGTGTTTCCTTTAGGGCGCGGATGGCTTCCTCGCATGCGACGACTTTGTACACATCCACATTGCTATTGAGCATTAGAAAGCTGCCACAGGCGACAGCCGCCTCCTCCAAAGCCCGCTCACGTTCGGCAAGGATGGCGCGGGCTACTGAGTGATGTAAATAATTTACATGCGCATCAGTATAGGTTTCATCCATGATAGCAGTGTGCGCCGCGTCCCACACATCCGCAGGGCACCAATCTGGTTTGGTCATTTGAGTTCCTTGTACAAATTAGTAGCGCCAGGAATATCTAGGCACGCATCGAAAGCGAAGGCGAAGGCCAATATCTCACTATCGAACCTAGTTTTCATATATTCTTTAGCGAGGCGCTCTTGATCTGAAACAGGGTATTTGTCGCGCTTCACACTCCGCATAAGAAATATGGCTTTCTCAACAGACTGTTTTCCAACTCCCATAACTTGGCCCATATCATAAGGGCTCATCAGCTTCTTGAATCTGTAAATGAACCCCAATTGAAAATCATTGAAACTCAAAATTCATCCCCTTCACAGGCTACAGATGGCATATCTTCGGCTTTCCAAATCCAGTTTTTTATGACTGCGTTAAGTGTGCGCAAACTAATTCCGTAGCTTGCAGCTACCCTCATCCGGTGGTCGCCACCTTCCCATTTGATTGCACGGATTGCTCGGACGTACTCCCAATTGAGTTTTGAATTAGGATTTAGACCGCCTTTCCTGTCTTTAAATCTTCGATTTTTTAGGGATTCTTCCATAGTTCCCCACCGCCAATGACGGCCATTTACGCATCCCAAAACACCACAAATCTGCACAGGGACCATTCCATCAGGAGCAGTTCCGTTAACGATTGTGCATGAAATATATCGTGGTGTTCGTGACCCTGTGATCCAAATTATGTTTTTTTGATCGTTAAGCGGCCACTGGCACTCATCAGAGTTAGCTGCAGCTAGGTTTGATAAATGTTGCAGAGCCGCCGATCTCGGTCTTCCGGCTGGGATTTTGGAGTTTTGCAAGATAATCTGTTTCCTTTGAATTATATAGATAATTTCCAGATTTTAACAGTTCTGAACCTTACTATATACTCCCACTAAATATAAGTACAACTCATATTCTAACCCATATGACCGTACAATGCAATAGGCCGTCTAATGTATTAGAATATAACTTCCTTATGAGTTTAATGGGGGTTTATAGTAAGGAGTAGAACTGTATCGCCAAATTACGATGAACCCATTTGGTCTGAGTGAGCGATAGACCCGACTAGCTATCGCTGCCCGCTTTACGCGACGGCCCTTGCGCAGAGCCATGCAACGTGCTAGGTATTTGGGGGTAAGAGGACAACCATGACTACCGGCAGACCTACCGAGTACAGCGACGATTATGTGCAGCAAGCTGAGAAGCTTTGCCGACTTGGCGCGACCGATAGCGAGATAGCCGATTTCTTTTGCGTGTCCACTCGGACGGTCTATCGTTGGAAGTTAGATCACGAAGACTTTTGTCAGGCCCTAAAGGCCGGTAAGGAGGAAGCTGACGCCAGGGTTGAGCGTGGATTGTTCCAAAAGGCTACTGGCTTTGAGTACGTCGAGGAGCAGGCATTCAAGGTTAAGCTCAGCGCAACTGAGGAGCGTATCGAGGTTGTGGAGGTGAGAAGGTATGCTCCAACAGACACGACAGCTGCCATTTTCTGGCTCAAGAACCGCAGGCCCGTTCAGTGGCGCGATAAGGTGGAAACGGTTCATAGCGGTTCAATCGAAGTTATGACCAAGGAACAGCGAGACGCAGCAGTTGCAGCCGCAGCACTCGCTAACTCATAAATAGTTGAAATAACCTGTTGACGTGTGCGCAAGCGTGTGGGATAAAGGGTCATCAACCGGAGAGAAGAAATGTTCAACGCACTCGACATCAACACCAAAGCAATCATCGCAACCGCAAACACTCGTGACGCTGTTGCAGCTAAGGCTGTTAAGTTGGTTGGCCGTGAAGGCTACTGCATCCGCGCTGCTGTTGAAGCTAAGATTGAAACGCCAGCGAACTGGTGCACGAGCGATGGTCAGTGGTGGAACTGAGATGAACGGATACAGGAATTGGGATACAGGCAGGCTAGACCGTCAGTATCTGAGGACTTGCGCTTGCCATAAGCTATTAATGTCAAAGAAAATTACTAAAGATCGCGCTATTGAGCTGATGAAAGAAATGAATGTCGGAGGAGCTGCGCGAACGGTTGAACTGTGGTTACGTGATTATAGAAATTCATGAACGCTGATTTGCTATGCTGGCTCAGCGTCCGAAGCCTCGATAGGTTCGACGCCGTTAGGGGAAGAACTCAAGTGACATATTTAGCGTCCAGATTTATAAGTCAATAGGCTGACTTTGACCGAACTTGTCATCGACGTCCCCCGCAAGCTATCAGCAGAAGATTACGCATTCTCCCGCCTAGTCAGCTACGCCGCATATCAGTGGCCGCAGTACCAGCTAGCCAAGCACCATCTGCTCATCGCGCGACACCTTGAAGCCGTTGAGCGCGGTGACATAACCCGGCTAATGATCACCATGCCGCCGCGTCATGGCAAATCCATGCTGGCGTCTGAGTTTTTCCCCGCGTGGTATCTTGGGCGAAATCCAAACCACTACATCGTCACAGCAACCTATGGGCAGGATTTGGCTGACGACTTTGGCCGCAAGGTTAAACGCCAGATTGAGGACGTGAGTTTTCAGGCTGTGTTTCCCGGCGTATCTCTGTCAGGTGACAGCCGCGCTAGCTCACGCTTCGCTGTGGAGGGCAATAGCGGCGGTTTCGAGCACTCGACAAGCCAACGTGGCGCATTTTACGCTGTGGGCGTTGGTGGGCCTCTAACTGGGCGTGGCGCGCATCTGCTGCTCATCGATGACCCTGTGAAAAACCGTGAGGAAGCCGAAAGCGAGGTAATACGCAAGAAAACCAAGGATTGGTACACCTCGACGGCATATACTCGCCTAATGCCTGGAGGGCGTATCGTGGTCATCCAGACGCGCTGGCACGAGGACGATCTAGCGGGCTGGCTGCAGATCGAGCATAAGCACGAGGATTGGGTAGTTCTAGACTTGCCCGCTATTTCCGATGAGGGCACGGCGCTTTGGCCTGAGCAGTACGACATTCCGGCGCTAGAGCGGATTAAGCGCGCACTTCCTCCGCGTGACTGGTCTGCGCTTTATCAGCAACGGCCAAGCCCTGAGACAGGCGACTACTTCAAGCTCGAATGGATACACCAAGTCGATAGCATGCCTGACCGGGCTACGCTGCGACTGTATGGCGGGTCTGACTACGCTGTGACGAGCAATGGTGGCGACTACACCGTTCACGCTGTGGTGGGGCTTGATCCAGAGGGCAAGCCGTGGCTGATGGACCTGTGGCGGGCACAGGCTAGCTCTGACGTTTGGGTTGAGGCGTTCTGCGATCTAGTGCAGAAATGGAAGCCCATCGGCTGGGCTGAGGAAACCGGACAGATCAAGTCTGGCGTTGGCCCATTCTTGACGCGGGCGCAGCTAAGCCGTGGCGCATACGTTAGCCGTGAGCAGTTCCCGACGCGAGGCGACAAGGCGATCCGTGCGCAGTCATTTCGTGGGCTCATAGCTACACGAGGGCTGTACGTGTCCAAGGACGCCCCGTGGTTGAGCGATCTAATCACCGAGATGATGAGTTTCCCGGTGGGTGTGCATGACGATCAGGTTGACGCCTTGGGCTTGGTTGGGCAGTTGATCGATCGCATGTTGGCTGGTAAACCTGCCGACCTCACAACCCCCTTGCCAGTATCGGACGAAGATGGCATAGTTGCGCCTGGAATTAGGAGGAGACGGTGATGAAGTTTTCGTCAAGAGACGAATTTGACGATTGGGCTAATGCCTTATTGCCGAAAACTGTTGTGGTTATCTCAAGTTCTGTTGACGACTATGGCGTTACGTTCTGTTTGGTTCATGAGTCTAAGTGCGTTTACCCGGTCATTTGGTCGTGGGATAATTTCCGCTTTGATGATCAGGGGTTTGTCGATGATATTATGGGCGACGGCGCGCTTATCTCAATATTGAAGCCGGAGCCGCCCAATGCCTAGCTACACCCTCTCCGACATCAAGGACGCCCGCGACCGTGTACGCGCCGACATGGTGCTTGAATACAACACGATGCACGGCACGAATTATCTAACAGCGAAGCACTTGAACGGGCTGGAGATTGAGGCTAGGCTGCAGACGTATTTGCGGTTTGGGCTCTCGGTGGATGAGCTGGAGCCGGTGGCGAGTGAGGAACCTGAGACCGCGCCATCCGTTACCCCTGCAACCTCAGACACCGACTAACACAGGATAACCACCATGGCTAAACTCACAAGCGCAGAACTCAAAGACCTAGAAGCCGCTGGCTATGTCGAGGGCAATATGACCACCTTTCCAGAGAACGTTAGCCCTGTGCTGCGTGCCAAGGCTCTCGAAGCATGGGCCGCAAAGCAGGATGGCGAAGTGACCGCCTCGGACATGCCGACTGCCGTTGATCGTCAGAATGAGCTTGCGCGGGAACGTGCGGCTGGTGATGAGGCTAAGGGTGACCCACTGGATCATGACAATAACGGTCGCAAGGGTGGCGTTAAGCGCCAGATCGACGCGGCTAACTAACACCTAATTGCGCGTTGCCAGAGTGGGCTATTGGTGACATTGCTATAGGGGTTGACAAAGGCCGCAATGGGCCGTTTGATGTCGGCCTCCAAGGGTTCAAATCCCTTACGTGCAATACTAACACGGGGCTTTCCTCAAGGCGAAGCGGATGTAGCCGAAATCTCAGCCAGCCATGTTGTCCCTGCCCCACTAGTAGTATTCGAGGGTAATGGTTAGGCGAGCCGCAAAGCTTTCCGGTAGCTCACATGCTACAGAGTACCGCCCTTACACGGCGGAGGTCGGCAGGATTAGCAACCTGCCCCGGTAACTAGATTGAGTCCAAAGGGCTGTGACATGGCCAGCCACGATCTAGGTTAATTAAGAAGCCCTGTCAGCAATGGCGGGGCTTCTTTCTTGCTTTTGCCGATCAGAGAGGTAAGGTAAATGTGGACACAATTAAGCTATCGTTCTATGGATGAGCAGGCAACAGACGAGGCTCAAGAGCTTTTAGCTAAGGCTGAGTATTTTCGTCTTGAGGGAAAGCCTGAGAAGTGGGCTCGTGATATCGAACGAAAGGCGCTGAAAAAGCTTGAACGTTCGTTTGAGTTGCGTGAGGGGTTGCTTGCCTTTCTGGCTTTTCCCTTGCCTGATATACTGCCGCCTTCCTCTTATAGTTATGATCCTAAACGGAAAGAGAGGAGGGCCTGAGTAGGGGTTGCACGTTCACCCGCCGCATGCTAACGTCTAAGAACTGTTCGGCCACAGGATTAAATCATGCCACTGAATAACACCCAAAAACTCCAGGCACTCGGTGTAGCTGGTGGCCTAGCCAAAGAACTCACAGCGCAGATTACGGCGGGTACGGGGAACACGCGTCGGCTCAAGGAGCTTGCGCTTGGTGCGCCGCTGCTGTGTGATTATGTGGCGTCGTCCATCACGGCGGATACGTTCAACGTCAAGATTGCGACGGAGCGCGGCATGGATAGCGTTCTCGCGCCGATGCTCAAGAAGATGATTGAGGGGACTATTTGATGCGTGGTTGGTTTGAGGGGTGGGCTAAACCGGGAATTGATGTAGCTGATATTGATGATATTGTGGGTCAGATGATTTTTAAGTCGGCTCGTGCTGAAGCCCGGATTAACTCCATGACTGCTGACGATCATAAAATGATCTTTGAGTGCAATGCTCTTTTGCAACATATGAGCAAGCACAGTCGGGTTTCTGAATAATGCCTGATCCCGTCACCTACGACAATGTAGGCACAGGAGAGGCTGACGAGGCTAACCGCTCTGCAAAGGGCATCCTTGCCATTATCAAGGACGCTGAGCAGAAGTTTGACCCGTGGCAGGCCAAGTGCGACCGCATCGACAAACTGTATAGCTCCCTGACCAGCCTGAGTGGCTTTGCCGAGGTTGGCGGATCGCTGGTTGACCGCGAATACAACCTGTTCTGGGCGTCGGTTGAGGTGATTAAGCCTTCGATCTACTCACGCCCGCCTGTTCCTGTGGTGACGCCTAAGTTCAAGGACCGCAAGCCGGTTAACCGCACGACAAGCGAGTTGCTAGAGCGCGTTGCCGTCGCGGGGTTTGACGAGAGCGACATTGATCAGGTTATGCTCTCAGTGCGTGACGACCTCGTTATCAATGCACGTGGCGTTATTTGGCTGACCTATGAGGATGACGGCGGGGAAAAGGTTTGCATTGAGCATCTGGACCGTAAGGATTTCGGCCACTCGATAGCCCGTAAATGGTCTGAAGTTGGCATGGTCTGGCGCGTTGCGTGGATGACTGTGGAGGAGGCTAAAGAACGCTTCTACAAGCATTCCGGAGAGGCTTATCTTAAGGCCAATTACGGCACTCACAAGGACCGCGTTGGGGATGACGCGTGGGCTAGCGATGATGATAAAGCGCCCTTTTATGAAATCTGGGACAAGATCAAGAAAAAGGTCCATTGGGCATCTGAAGGCTGCGACGAATTCCTTGACAGCAGCGACCCCCACCTAAAGCTTAAGGGCTTTTTCCCGTGCCCACGGCCAGCGTATGGGACTATGCAGCGGCGCTCCTTAGTTCCGGTGCCCGATATTACGTACATCGAGGATCAGCTAGAGACCATCAACAGCCTCACAGTGCGTATTCACGACCTGACTGAAAAGCTGGTTGTCAAGGGAATTATCCCTGCTGGCACTGACGTTGGTGATGCTATTGAGCAGGCTATGAGGGCCGAGGACACGAGCTACATGCTCATCCCGGTTCCGGCTATGTCGATGACGGACGGCGCTAAGGTCGAGTGGTTGCCTGTGGACATGGTGGCTCAGACTATACTCTCAGCAGTCGAAGCCCGCCGTGAAATCATCGGTAACGTGCAGGAATTGTTCGGTATTGCCGACATTATGCGTGGCGAGACTGATGCTCAGGAAACCGCCACCGCTCAGAAGCTTAAATCGCAGTACGGCTCGGTTCGTATTCGTGACCGCGTGAGTGAGCTTGTCCGTATTGCCCGCGATACCGTGTGCATCATGGTCGAGATCATGGCTGAGGAGTTCGATTGGGACACTCTCATTGACATGTCCCAGATGGAACTGCCGACGAATGCTGACATCAAAAAGCAAATGCGTGAGCTTGAGAAGGCTGCACGGCAGGAGCTTGAGGCTTTGACTGAAAAGGCTGAGCAGGCGCTGGCTCAGCAACCGGAGGGAGGTGATCCACAAGCGGCTGAGCAGGCTAAGGCGCAGTTCCAGCAGGCTCAGCAAGAGATTATTGCCAAATACCAACCACAGATCGCCAAGATGGGCGAGACGGTGACTGAGGAGATGGTTCGTGAGTTGCTGCACGACAGCAAGACGCGGCCCTTCGTGTTCGACATCGAGACGGACAGCACGATCTACCCAGATGAGCAGGCTGAGAAGGAAAGCCGCAATGAGTTTATGGCGGTGTTTGTCCAGGCGACGACTGCGCTAACACCGCTGGCGATGAGCGGTCCTGCTGGTGCCAAGATGGCCGGAGGGCTGATTAAGTTCCAGCTTGGGCCATTCCGTGCGGGCCGTGAGCTTGAGGGCTTGATTGACGAGTGGGTAGAGAGCCTGGAGAGCATGCCGCAGCAGCCTAACCCTGACGCTGAGAAGAACACGGCTGAGGCTGAGTACAAGAAGGGCATGTTGGCGCTTGAAGGGCAAAAGCTGCAGGGCGAAACTGAGTACCGCAAGGCTGAGCTTGGGCTGCGTGGGCAGGAGCTTCAGTTGAAGGCTCAGGAGATGCAAATGAAGCCTCAGATGGCCGCTCAAACTGAACAGATTAAGGCTCAGGGAGCGGCGCAGGCTAAGCAGATGGATGCGGAGGTAGCGGTTACTCGTGAGCAGGCACAGCTTAATGCAGACGCACAAACTACCCAAATGTCTTTGGACGCCGAAGCTGCGTTGGAAGCGCAAAGGGCGCAGTCCGAGAATGCGCAGTTCCTAGCCGATGAGCAATTCCGCAGGGATGAGCTTGCTACGCAGACCGAGCTTGAGTGGGCTAGGCTGGATCAGCAGGCCGAACAAGCACGGCAGACTGCGCTCACTGCGGCGATGAAGCCCAAGGGCGGCTCTGATGCGTAGATTTAGCGGGATGCGTGTGAAATATGCGTATCCCGGCACTTTGGGTGTTGCGACCGACAAAGGGCAACAGGACGTTAAGCCTAATGTTCTCGACGCACCTTCTGAAAGCTACGAAATTATGCTGCTGCGGTGGCAAACTGGCGTGTTTGAGGTGGATGCGCCGCCGCCAACGGAGTCTGAAGGTATGATACAGGGCATCCCAGTCATTGTGGTACTGACTGGCGGCATTCCTGTTACGCAGTTGAATGCTCCCGGCGATCCCGTTAACCCCGGCGCACCTGTAGCCACAGTTAGCGCAAACGGGTATGGTCTAAAGATTACGCTGGTTGACAATGGTGGTGTGCCGATGAATTTGTTTAATTTAGACGGCACGGCTTATGAGGGTGGGGGGGTGCCACAGGGGCGGCTGGCTCTTTCTGAAAGAAACATCATCCTTACCGAAACGGTGAGCGGGAAGACGTACATTCTGATCGAGGCGGCATAAGCTATGGTGACACGTGAATTTCGCGGCAGTCTGAGTGAACGAAAAACCCGGATGAGAGCGGCGCGCTCTGCCGCCTTGATCGGCAATCCACATTTAACGCCAGCAAACTCATCCCTTGCGTCGTCGTTGGCGATCTCGCAGTCTGCCACTACAACTGGAATGACGGGATACCCAGCAACCAACACGCTTTCGGCATGGCTAGCGTTCGCTAATATTGAGGGCGGGGTTCCATTTACCGACACTGGCTTGCTCGCTTATGGCGCGTTACAAAATCCCCTAGTCGCCCCGTCTCCAACAAACGGTGTGGCGAGCGGATGGATGGTAGAATTCGAGACGACATCGACCTCAGTTACCCTTCAACTTTCTTGCTATCTGGCCGCGCCCCTTCGCATTCGGGTTAATGATGTCTACGTTGATGACGCTACTCTGATCCCTAACGCCAATGGCACTTGGTACGTGCTTCTTACTTTCGCTACGCAAGCTGCTCGACGCATCGCGGTCGAGGTAAACAGTGCCTCCCAACTTTCCAAGGTGTTCATCAATTCTGGTGACATCATATTCAAGCCCCGGACTATCCGGCAATTTCGGGTTCTTGTCATTTCTGACAGCTATGGCGTGGGAAACGCTGGCACCACTACCGCTCAGCAAATCCAGCACCGCTCAATTTGGAAGACGATGGGGATGTATCTTGGGGCAGAAGTGGTTTGCTGCGCTGTTTCAGGGACCGGGTTGGCGGCCACAAACGGCGGGTTTGCGAACAAGTACTCCAGTAGAATGGCAAACATTGCCGAGAACGATGCTTTCCGCTCGCTCGATGCGGTTATCATTCAAGGGTCGGTAAACGACCCGCTACAAGACAAGAGTGCCTCGGAGGCGCGAAGCGAGCTTGCGTCTGTCATCACGCAGCTTCGCGCCACTTACCCGTTGGTTCCTTTGGTGGCTACCGGCGTATTCCAGTTGACTGCGGGTCGCCTCGCTCAAACAGCGGCTATGGACGCCGAAATAGCAGCGGAAGTATCAAGCAGAAACGATAGCATGGTTTCATTCCTATCCTTCCAAGCCCCGTCGTTTTGGGTTCCAAATTGGGATACCAGTGCGTTTATTCATCCAGATAAGGTTCATCTTCTACCCATTGCCCATCAGTTCAACGGCATACGAGCGGCAGATGCGGTCTATGATCTCCTTATGGCTGCCTAACTCCCCACCACCCTCACATCATCCGTGCTTATAAGGAATATCTAAATGGGCGCAGCAGTCTCACTAGTCACACCAAACCCAGCAGCAGGCAACGTTGACCAGCGTGTCAGTTCTGCCAACCCATTCCCAATGGCTACAGTTGCGGCGACCAGTGGTGCGGTGACGAACGTCAATGACAGCGCTACGAGTGTGATGCTGCTAGCTGCCAACACAGCGCGCAAAGCTTGCGTCATCACCAACACCTCCTCCGCCATCCTTTACGTTCGTCTAGCTTCCGGGACAGCCTCAGCACTCATGTTTACATACCGCTTGCCACAGAACGCCACTCAGGAGATTACCATGCCCTATACAGGCATTATCACAGGCGTATGGGCAACTGATCCAAATGACGGCGTGGCCGTAGTGACGGAGTTAGTTTGATGGCTATTGCAACACCTTATCGGCGGCTGACTGATCCGATCATGCTACCCGTAACGGGCGCGGTTGGGCAGTCTACAGTCGTTCCGGTGAACTATATTCCTCTCAATGCAGATGCGTTCCAGGTCGTCAACTCCAACTCGTGCTATGTGCGACTGCGAGGGTTCAAGACTGGCGAGGCTGGTGAGGTCGAGGAGGGCAAGGGCTGGCTGCTGCCTCCAGGCCATGTAGCCGTGTACGCCACTCAGAAGCCTGAGCGCATGTCGGTTATGGCTGTTGCTAGGCCGGGGTTCCCTGTGGGCTCGGACTTGGTGCCGCTTGAGGTTAATTATGGGTTTGGGATATGACGGTTCGGTCATTGGGTTACGGCATTCGGGGCGAGGCTGGTGCTGCTGGTATTGCCGGAATGACGGGCGCAACGGGGCCTAAAGGCGACACCGGGGCTCAGGGCGCAACCGGCGCGCAGGGTGTTAAAGGAGACACTGGAGCCCAAGGGACACAGGGTATTCCGGGCATCCAAGGTGCAACAGGCCCATCTGGCTCAACCTTAGTAGGTACAGCCACACTAGCTGAGAGCGGCCTAATTACCCTAGCTCTAGGTGTTCGCCGCGTTACCACAACTCTAGCCGGGACAGTCACCACAGCCTCATATGTCGCCGTGCCTATCTCAGCGCCGCCAGCCGGTTATTCGGTGCAAGACTGCGTATGTTCCACAGCGGGACAAATCACTGTAGGGTTGCTCGTGCCTGTTCTGACAGTTGCAGGTAGCTACTCAATACCCGTTCGCATTTACAGGCTTGGCTAATGACCACATACAAATCAGTTCCAGGCGGCTTTCTCAACCTCGATACGGGGCTGGTGGAGCCATACGCCTACCGTGAGTACACGCCAGAGAACCCAGCACCGCTGCCGCGCATCTATACGGGTGATGAGACGGAGCCGTTGCGATCAATGGTTGATGGCAAGATGTATACCTCAAAGGCCGCAATGCGTGAGAGCTATCGGGCGCAGAATAACCCACGCGGGACGGAGTTCGTTGAGGTGGGGGATGATCCTGGGTATTTGAACCCGGTGCATAAACCGCTAGAGGCCAATAAGACTGACATTGCTGCTGCTTTGGATAAGGCTGAGGCTGCTGTTAATCGGGGGGAATTCGATCATGTGGAGTGATGTTGGCCGGGTGGACTGCTCCGGTTGAGAATCTCTACAGCCCTTCGTCTTGCTAGCTACACAAGACCGCCGACCAACGTGCCTAACCAACCACCTTTCTCAGACAAAGGCAAGATATAAATGACCGAAAACAACTCCCTAGTGATCGAGGCCGGTTCAGACCCGCAATCGCTTAGCTACACGCCAGACGCACCAGAGCCCAAAGCACCCGAACCCAAGCCCCTATCCTCTCGCGAGGCGCTGGAGAAGGCTGCGGATGAACTAGAGGCCAATGGCACCAAATTCGGCAATGACCCAGACGATAAGGTTGAGGCCAAACCTGAGCCTAAGCGTGAGGGCGGAAAGTTCGCCAAGGCTGAGCCTGTCGAGGCTAAGGCCGAACCCACAGAGCAAGATCAGAACCCCGAGGCTAACGCTGAGGGTGAGGAGACCGGGCAGGAGGTTGAAACCAAGGATCGGTCGTCTGAGGATCGTGACATTGATAAGCCGCCTGCCCGGTTTCTGCCACGCGCCAAAGAGAAATGGGCTGGAGTTGACCCCGATGTAAGGGGTGAGGTCTACCGTGCAATCTCCGAAATGGAGAAGGGCATGGGGGAATACAAGGAAAGCCATGAGTTCCGCAAGCAGCTAAAGCAGTATGAGGACATGGCTGTTGAGGCTGGGATTGACCTGCCAAAGGCAGTCAAAAACTATGTGGAACTGGATAACCTCGTTAGCTCAAATCCAGTCGCAGGCGTCGAACGTATTCTGGCGAACCAAGGCATCCGGCTCGTAGACTTCGCTCAGCACGTTCTAGGGCAGGCACAGGCTGAGCAGGCGAACCCGGCCTTGGCGCAGAACCGCCAGATGGAACAGCGCATGCAGCAGCTTGAGCGTGAGTTGCAGGAGGCCAAGCAGACCACGCAACAGACGCAGCAGCAGACCGCTTACCAGCAGGTAGAGCAAACGGTGATCGCGCCGTTCAAGGATGCGAACCCGCGCTACGAAGAATTACAGGATGATATTTACTTTTTCCTGAACAGTGGTAAGATACCGTCAACGCTAAGCGCACAACAGCGTTTAGCTGAAGCTTACGACATGGCGGAACGGCTCAACCCCGTTAGCCAAATACAGCAGAATACAGGGCGGCTCAACACCGCAACGCCTGAGAGGCCGATCAACCCGGCTGGCGCAAAATCCATCAAAGGCGCACCGAACGGAACCAGCGTTCCAAAAAGTGCAAATCTACAGTCTCGTGAAGCCATTGAAGCCGCGATGCGGCAAATCGGCCTCTGATAAGGATAAACATACATGGCAGTCACCTCCGACCGTCAGTATCGCCAGCTACTCTCTGCCTCCATGGCAATGCGCAAGCCTGGCATTACTGAACTGGTTTTCAACAACAACCCAATCACTGCGATCATCAAGGCAAACGGCAACGTTCGCTCTTTCTATGGTCCAGAAATTCGCCACCACCTGCAGATCAACAAGCAGTCTGGCGGCTATTTCACGGGATATGACAAGCTCCGCAACAGCCCAATCGAGCTGTTTAACGACGCTTTTTTCACTCCCACCAACGCCTATGTGCCGATTAGCTTTAACGGCACCGAACTGCTGGTAAACCGTGGTCGCGCTCAGGTCATCGACCTGTTTGCCGAATACGAAAAGTCCGCAACGAGTTCCATGCAGGACCTGATCGAAGCCGGTATTAACGGGGACGGCACGGCCTCCAACGGGCGCTCCATCATCGGCCTTGCTGCGGCTCTGCCAGTTGTCACCAACACCGGCACCTACGGCGGCATTGATCGCTCGATCAACCCCATCTGGCGCACGTCCACCTACAATGCTAACTCGGATTTCCCCGATCTTGGCACTCAGGTTGATAGCACGACCATCCGCCCGATGTACGAACGCATTCTGCTGCAGCGTTCCAAGGGCAACCGCGCCGCCGATATCTTGATTGCTTCCACTGAGCACTTCCAGGCGTTCTCGGCTTCGCTAGTCGCTCACCAGCGCGTTACGTCCACTGGCCGCATTGGCCGCTTGGGCTTCCCCGCACTGGAATTTGCAGGCGCAGGCTTCACCTCTGAAGTCATCCCAGCAGCCGGTATTCGTTCTAGCATGCCAGCCAACACTACTTATGGCCTGCGTGGCGACGACCTGTACATGTACGCTCACCCTGATCGTAACATGGACATGCTGTTTGATGGCGATGGCGCTATGCCGATCAACCAGGACGCAGTGGCCAATTTCCTTGTTTGGTTCGGTCAGTTTGTTCTGGGTGATCCCCAGTATAGCTGGCGTCTGTATGACTCGAACCCTAGTGCCTGATGCTGCCGGGTATGTTGTACGATAGCCCAAATCATAGTATGCTGGCAACTCCTAGTTTTATGGAGTTGCTTAGCATGCATGACGAAAGCAATCGGCAAGTTGCCCGATTTGGCAAGCCGTTCGATGAGAACCTTGAACGCGCTGAAAATGGATGCCTTTTATGGACTGGCAAGACGGATAAAGACGGTTACGGTAGGCGCGGCTCTCGTTATGGTGAGAGCCGCGCTCATCGTTACTCTTACGCCCGTTCAAAAGGACCAATCCCTAAGGGCGTACTTATTCGGCACACCTGCGATAACCCTGCATGTTGTGAGCCTGAACATCTTGTTCCGGGCGATCAGATGCAGAATATCCAAGATAAGGTGGATCGAGACCGGCAGGCGAAGGGCTCCCGCATTGGTAAAGCCCTTCTAACGGAACAAATGGTTCTCGAAATTCGGGAACTTTACCGCAACGGAATGACGCAGGTAGAAATAGCTGCTAAGTTCCCTGTCACTCAATCCAGTGTTTCGCTGATCGTTCTGCGGAAGCAGTGGAAACACATTTAAGGACTTCCTATCATGGCATTTCGCACGACTCCTAACCTTGGCCCCGATGTCGATCAGTTCGATACTGTTCAGTTTTTCGATCTTCAGGGCGTCGATACGTCCCCGATGCTCGGCAATCCTGAACTTGGCTCGGACGGCCACTACTACGTGTTTGTCAAGGCTGGCGCAGCTTTCGCTACCGCTGGCACTGCAATCACGATCAACGAAACCACTTGGGTCGCTACTGCGGGCGCTGGTGGCTATGTAACCCCTGTCGCGGCTATTCCGATCAACGCATTCTTTTATGCGCGTTCGCTTGGCCTTCCCGGCAAGGACGCTTAATAACACAGGGCGCGACTTCGGTCGCGCCCTTCTACCTTACCTCAGACATAAGGATAACCCATGGCAGACCCATTTTTGCAGCCGTTCAAGGCAAACGAAGAAGCATCTATTACGCCGCAGTTTTTTCAGCACGAGGGTGAGGATTGCGTCCGCGTTCTCAAGGCTGGTGACAGCCGTTCTGTCCCAGTTTTTCGTGCCGTAGACATTGCTGGCCGTGGGGAGTTTGGCGAGGAATATACCTACGCTGAACGTTGGTCAGACCAGTACGCACAGTTCAAGCAGGGTTCTTCTCAGACCGCAGGCGGCACCCCATTGGAGCGCGCTCCGTTCCTGAACCCATCCCGTATCAGCGACCTTCGTGCGCTCAAGATTTTCTCGATTGAGGGGCTGGCTCAGTTCGATGACCGCTATATTGCGCGGCTTGGCGGGCATGGCTATCGCCTTAAAGAATTGGCGCAGGAGTTTCTGGCGCAGGGCTTCAATATCCCGGCTGCTGACTTGCAGGCGCAACTGTTGGCTATGCAGGCCGAGTTAGCTGCACTTAAAAACTCTCAGCTTAAGCCTATTGTTAACGAAGCTTATGCCCCCGCCACCATCGACAGTGACCCCCGCACCGACGACGAACTTAAAGAGGCTATTGCAGCCAAGCATGGTTCGCGCCCACGCGGTCAGCCTAGTCGCGTTACGCTCTTGAACATGCTTGCGCAGGACGCCGCCGCTTAACAACCCTAGAAGGGAACGCCTCTTGAGTATCCTGACCGTAGTTCAAGGCGTAGCAACCAAGGTTGGCATTAGTCCGGTGCCAACCTCTCTTTTTGGTGGGTCAGATCGTACCTCTATCGAGATGCGGGAGACGGCTCAGGAGTCGGCACGGCAGATCGCGGAAGAGTTTGACTGGTCGGTGCTGAACAAGATCGCCACGATTACCGGCGATGGCATGCAGACCGAATGGCCTGTGGCGACGACTATCCCGGATTTTGACAGACTGATTGATAGCCCCAAACTCTACCGGGCTGGCGACCTTAGCTATAGCTCACTGCAGTACGTGCAGGACTTCAACACCATCGTAGGCGCTCAAGCTGACGGCCAAGGCATGTGGGGAGGCTATTGGGCCGTCTACGGAGGCTCCATTTTCATCTATGACGGATCGAATAACACGGCTCTGGGTGACCTGCAGCCGGTTAAGTTGGGCTATATTAGCCGTAACATCGTTCGCACCGTTGACGGTATTGTGCAACCAGAGTTCGCAGCCGATAGCGATACGTTTTTGCTCGATGAGCGACTGCTAAAGCTGTGCATTATATGGAACTGGAAAAAGTCCCACGGCCAAGCTTATGCTGCCGAAATGGAGGAATATCAGATCGCATTGCAGATGCGCCGCATTGCCGACCGCAACCCGCAGGTTATCTATGGTGGACGCCACCCCGCCTCATGGTGGAGGTTCGAGTAATGCCAAGGTTTAATGGACGGCGTGTTGCGGTAGACCAATCGGTGCAAATGCAGGCGCAGAACGTCACGTTCACGCAGCCTATCGGCGGATGGGTTACAGCGACTAACCCGGCCATGGCGGCTCCTGGCACTGCAAAGGTGTGCGAGAACTGGTTTCCGGCTTCTACAGGGCTCCGGGCACGGGCTGGCAGCATCATTCACGGCACGGCGTCAGGTGTGTCGCTTGAAAGCCTGATGACGTACATCGGCTTTGGGTCGCGGCGCATGTTTGCAGGAAGTGGCGGCTCTATCTATGACCTGACGTTGCCGGTTGATCCCAACGTCGCCCCCACACCTGTCGTGACGGGGCAGACGAGCAACTATTACTCATTTGCCAACTTTGCCACTATCGGTGGGAACTATCTTATCGCTGTCAACGGCACTGACTCGCTGCGAATGTACGATGGGGCAGCTTGGACCGCTATAACTGGTGTTAGCACCCCGGCTATTACCGGCGTTGTCACATCGACGCTCAGCCAAGTGAACCCATACCGCAACCGGCTTTGGTTCGTGGAAAAGGACAGCCTTAACGCGCATTACCTGCCGGTTGATAGCATTGCTGGCGCGGCTTCGGTGTTTACGTTGTTTGGCACGTTCAAGCGCGGCGGCTCTCTGCTGTTCATTGCCACATGGTCGATGGATAGCGGGGACGGTATGGATGATAAGATTGTTTTCGCGTCCACTGAGGGAGAGTTCGCGGTTTTCCAAGGGTCAGTGCCCGGTATGGATGACTGGACGATGGTGGGCCGCTATGACGCATCCCCGCCATTGGGCAAAAATGCCTTTACACAAGTTGGCGGCGATTTGCTGGTTTTGACTGAGGTTGGCATTGTGCCGATGTCGGCTATTCAGACCAAAGCCCCATCGTTCTTGTCGCTGTCCGCTGTTTCCAAGGCTATCCAACCCGATTGGGTGCGGGACGTGCAGGAACGGCGCGCCCTGCCATGGGAGATCGTGAAATGGGCAAGCCAGAACGTTGCCTATATTTCATGCCCAACGACTAACGCTAACAAGCGTTGGTGCTATGCCGTTAACCTAGAAACAGGAGCATGGGCCAAGTACACCAGTTGGGACACACAGTGCCTAACGGAGCATGACGGCGGGATTTACTTCGGTACGAGTGACGGTAAGCTCATGCGGGCTGAGTTGTCTGGCTTTGACCGTGGCATGCCGATCTACCATAAATATGTCGGCCATCCTGAATCCCTTGGCGCTCCGGGTGTGCATAAGACACTGATCCAGGCGCGGGCTATCTCGCGCGTCAGTTACGCCATCGATCTTAAGATTTCGTTTGGCACCAACTATAGCGACGACATCGATTCCCCACCTAACGTGTCCACCTCTCCACAAGTCATTGACACTTGGGACAACGGGAAGTGGGACGAAGCCAAATGGGATAACGGCATTGAACCGTTTACGGTAAGCACTGGCTGGGTCAGCGTTGGTAAGTCAGGCTATACGCATTCGCTGCAAATCCAGCTTACATCGGGGCAAAGTTCGCCGCCTCGCGCTGAATTGGTGACGGTCGAGGGTACGTTTGAAGTCGGAGGATTGGTGATTTGAGCTATGTGTTCCACATGGTCAATGGGCGGGAGTTTCACCCTGTTCTTGAGCCTTTGTATAAGCAGCACTATGCGGAGATGCAGGCGCGGCTAGCGGGCGACGGCATTGCCATCGGTGACTACAATCCGCAGTTAGACCGCTATTTCGCAGCGTTCGACAGCGGCGAACTATTGACGTTCATTGTTGTAGAAAACGAAACGGTTGTGGGTTATAGCAATGTATGGGTTTGCTTGGACATGCATAACAGCGAAATGATCGCAACGGAGGACACTATTTACATGCTGCCAGAGCATCGGAACGGCACGGGGAAAAAGCTAGTCCGGTTCATTATGGATGTTCTGAAGGGGCTAGGCGTCAAGCGCATCTTGATTAGCCCTGTCACGGACTTGAGGGTGGGGAAAATATGGGGTAGGATGGGTTTTAAGCCCGTTGCCCAAATCATGACGTATCATTTCGAGCAAGGCAACTGACATGTGCGCTCCAAAAGCCCCCAGTGCAACAAATACCGCAGCGGCTCAGACTTCGAGCAATATCGGCACTGCCCTTTCCCAAGCCTATCTAAACCAGCCCAACCAGAACACGCCATGGGGGTCGGTATCGTCTAGCGTTACCGGGAACAACGCCGTCACCGGCCCTGATGGCAAGACGTACAATATTCCGCAGTTCACGCAGAACACCACGCTTTCGCCCGGTCAGCAGCAGCTTTTCGATACCACACAGAAAACGCAGCAGGGCATTGCCAATATTGCCAACGGTCAGCTTGACAAACTTGGCGCACAGCTAGGGCAGAGCGTCTATAACCCGCAATATCAGCAGTTCGGCGGCGCTCCAAAGCTTCAGACGGGCGTGGGGAGTGGCGGCGCGATCCAGAAGCAAATTGCCAATGCGGGGCAAATCCAGACTAGCCTTGGCGGGCAGGATACCTGGGGTCGCGTTCAGGATGTCGAAAACGCTTTGTTTCAGCGTTATAATCCTCAGCTTGAGCAGGACCGCCAACGCATGGAACAGCAGCTTGCTAACCAAGGCGTTCGCGTCGGGTCTACGGCATGGAATACCGCCATGGATGCGCAAAACCGCAACGTGAACGATGCGCGCCTAGGCATTACCATCAATGCTGGGCAAGAGCAGAACCGGCTCCAGCAGCTCGACCTCAACAGCGGGAACTTTGCCAACTCGGCTCAGGCTCAGCAGTACGGCCAGAACGCTAACAATGCGCAGTTCGCTAATTCAGCGCAGGCGCAGCAGTATGGGCAGAACCTTAGCTCGGCGCAGTTTGCGAATGGTGCTAATCAGCAAATGTTCCAAAACGGCATGGCGGTCACTCAGGGCAATAATGGCCTGCAGGATAGCCAGTTGGCTAACGATGTGGTGCGCCGTAACCAGTTGCTCAATGAGCAGTCATCGCTGATGAGCGGCGGGCAGGTTGCGCCTCCGCAATTTGGTAACACGCCGCAGACTTCGGTGGGCGGGACTGACGTAGCGGGCCTCATCAATGGGCAGTATCAGCAGCAGTTGGCTTCCAACAATAATATGTGGGGCGGTATCGGTCAGGCTGCGGGCGCTGCTCTGCCTTTCGTTCTATCAGATCGCCGCGCTAAAAAAGATATCAAGAAACTCGGTTCCATGGCTAAGGGCGTCGGGATTTACAGCTACACCTATAAGGGCGACGACAAGCCTCAGATTGGCGTTATGGCGCAAGAGGCCGAGAAAGTGGTTCCTAGCGCTGTGCGGACGCGCCCTGATGGCTACAAGGAAGTCAACTACCCCCGCCTCACGATGGCATTGGGAGCTAAGTAATGGTCCAGGCAATCGCTAGCCCGTTCATCTGGAAAGACGGCAAGCCCCGTAGCCCGCAGGAAGTGGCACGGGAGCAAAAGATCGCGGAAGCCCTAATGACCGCGCAGCCACAAGCTCAAGGGTTCTGGGGCGCTTTGGGTCAGGTTGGCTCTGCTGCGTCGGGTTCGCTGCTGAACAGCCGTGCTGACGCATCTGAAGCGCAGGGGCGTGAGGCTGCGAGTGCACTGTTCTCCGGCCTTGGCTCTGGTGCATCCACCGACAGCATTGCAGCGGCGCTTATGGACCCATCGGCGGCATGGGCAACACCGGGTCAGGCTGGGGTGGCTGAGGCTTTGCTAAATAATAACCTGCGGCAAGAGGACCCTGGGTATCAGTTGGACTTGCAGCTTAAGCAGGCTCAGATTAATTCGGCTAATAACCCGGCCTTGGCTGGGTCTACATTGCCTTCGAATGTTCAAGAATGGCAGTATTATAGCAGCCTCCCCCCTGATCAGCAGTCGCAGTATCTGACGATGAAGCGGTCTAATTCGCCGCTTAATATCGGGACAGGGTTTGTGACGCAGGACCCGGCCAACCCCGGCCAAGTCCTTGGCGGTCCTATTGCTATCGACAACCAGACGCCAGCTTACGATACGGCTACGGGCACGGCAAACGGCAAGACAGACGCCGAGAATGCTGCGTTGTTCCAAAGCGTTCAGAGTAAAATGCCAGGGCTGCGCTCGACAATTGACACCCTCACCAGCCTTGCCGACACGGCCACCTACACCCTAGGCGGTCAAGTTATGGATGATGTTAAGCGTCAAATGGGCTTGCCTGTTGGTCAAGGTGCTATTGACCGATCCAGCTACATTGCCATTGTTGACAACCAAGTTCTTCCATTGCTGAGGGATACGTTCGGTGCTGCGTTTACCGTTCAAGAAGGCGCAAGCTTGCGGGCAACTTTGGGTGATCCTAATAAGTCACCTCCTGAAAAGAAGGCTATCCTTGACGCATTCATCGAACAAAAAGAACGTGACGTTGCAGCCATGCAGCGACGACTTCCAGTGGGCTCTAGTTCTATCCCTGCAGAAGCCGCTCCTGCCCCTCAAGTTCGCGTCTTTAACCCAACCACAGGCCGTCTAGAATGATTGAAATTAGACTGCCTGACGGGTCTATTGCTCAGTTCCCTGATGGGATGGCTGACGCTGATATTGAAGCTGTATTGCAGCAAGAGTTCGGCGGGGGCGCTCCTGCTGCTGCGCCATTAGAGGCCCCGGTTAGTGCTGCGCCTCAACAGCCGCAGCGGGAAGGTTTGTTTCCTCAGCTTGCATCCGGTATGACCGAAGGAGCGGCCAATTTCCTCAGCATCCCTAATAGCATCGAAATGGGCTTGCGCTCTATCGGCCCTGCTATCGGCAATGCCATGGGTGGTGATTTTGCGTATCCCGAAAGTTCTGTTCTACCTGATATGGGCCAAAGCTTTCGGAATTTCGGAGATAACACAGGCGCGGTATCCGCACCATCGCAAGACGGCGCGGGTCGCGTTGTGCGGCGCATCGGCAACGAAATTGGTGCAAACATTCTTCCTATGGCTGGCACTGCGGGTAGGGCAGGTAGCGTAGCACAGGCGCTGATGCAGGGAGGAGCTGAACTTGGACTTACTACAGCTTCTGGCCTTGGCGCTGGTGTTGCTAATGAAGCTTTCCCTGGCAATCCTCTTGCTGACATGGTTGGTCAAGGCATTGGCCTTGGTGTCGGCGCTGGTTTGATTGAAGGTGGACGAAGGGCAATAACTCCAAATCCCATTGCACCGGAACGTTTGGCTGTGATTAAAGCTTTGCAAGGTGAGGGTGTTGAACTTACGGCAGGGCAAGCGACTGGCTCTCCCCGCCTGAAGGCTATGGAGAGCGAGTTAGGCGGGGCGAACGCGCAGGCGTTTATGGATAAGCAGGGTGAGCAGTTCACCAGCGCTGCTCTTGACCGTATCGGTGTTAGCGCTCCTAGGGCTACTCCGGAGGTTTTGGATAACGCATATAGAACCATTGGTTCGGAGTTCGACCGCTTAGCGTCTAACGCCATTGTCCCTGTAGACCAGACGTTAATGGCTGATCTTGATAATACAATCGACAGCTATAAAAACCTTCTTGAAGGCAGCGCTGCTCCGGCTGTAGAGAGGTACATAAACGAGATTTACGATCACGCAGCTAAGAGCCCGGCTGGTCAGCCTATTATGACTGGTGATCAATACCAGTCAATCCGGTCTCGTATCGGCAATGATATGCGCCGTACTACAAAGCCAGAGTTGGCACAGGCATTAGGAGATATTCAAAGCTCTCTTGATGACTCTGTAGAACGATACCTTGCAGTTGCAAACCCTGACGATATCCCCGCATGGAAAGATGTCCGCAACCAATACAGAAACTTTCTTGTCATAGAGAAAGCGGCTTCTGGTGCCGGTGAAAATACGGCCCTAGGACTGCTGAGCCCTGCCCAACTCAGAAGTGCTGCCCAACAGCAGAGCCGCCGTGGCTACGTTCGCGGTCAGGGTGATTTTGCAGAACTTGCCCGCAATGGCGTAGCGGCTATGACACCGCTTCCCAACTCGGGGACAGCTACGCGGTCTGCTGCTCAGAACATCTTCGCCAGCGGTCCTGCTATTGCGGGTACTTTGCTAGGTGGCGCTGCTGGTGGCGGTAACCCATTAGCAGCTATCGCAGGCGGGTTAGCAGGCGTTGCTGTGCCAAGTGCGGTGGGAAAAGCTTTACTGAGTTCTGGTGGCCGTAAATATTTGACCAACCAAGCAATATTGCCGGGTCAAGGATATGGGGGTAACATGACAAACGCTATAGCCCGTGCACTAGCCGCTCAAGGCTCCTACGATCAATGACTAAGCCAACCAAGAACCATCATAACGCTATCCCCGGTCATCCAACCTTGGATACCAGCAAGAGCAGTTATCGGCCCCCAAACCATAACGCAGTAGACCCAATCTGTTTTAGCCATTTCTACCTTTTCTCCTTGAGGCCCCATAATGGCATCTGAGCAAGACATTATCAATACCCTTATTGCCGAAGCCTTGGGGCAGGGTGAGGAGGGAATGCGTCTTGTCGGGGAAACCATTCTCAACCGTTCGGCTATCCGGGGGTTGACGCCTGAACAGGTGGTTAGGCAACCTGCTCAGTACACCGGATATTCCAACCCCGGCCCTGCGGCTAGGGCGGCACAGAGCGATCCTAACGCTGTTTCGGCGGCACAGGCGGCTTGGGCGTTGGCTCAGGGCGCAGACGACCCTACGCGCGGCGCGGATCATTATTATGCACCCGGCACTATCTCGCAGCCATCATGGGCTAGAGGCATGCAGCCAACAATGCAAGGTGGGGGGCATAACTTCTATTCGTCGCAGCCAGTGCCCAGGCGGGCACCCGTTGCACCGACCCCGGCACAGATGAGCGCGGCTGGTGGTGCGCTGCGTCAGGTCACATCGCCATCCGGTGGCAACACCAATCTACAAGCTGCATTGAACCAATATGCTATCCGTGAGGGCAACCGCGTTACGCCTATGACGATGCAGGGCACGGCGACCACTGTGGCGCAGATACCGACGACAGGGCAAGGACCATCAAACAGGGTTGTGCAATCCCGATCCATAGCGGGACCATCCGTAGCCGACGCAGCGAGACGCGCCGCTTTAAGCATGGGCGGCAATCAAACGTTTGCGGGTCAAGAACGCGCCCCTGTTAGCTCGGTTCCAGTGACGGCTAATTCATCGTCGGCTGCGGCTCGGAGGGCTGCTCTATCCATTGGCGGTAATCAATCTTTCGCGGGGCAAGAGCGCGGGCAGGTGGTTGCTAGTGTTCCGGGTCCTGCAAGCGCCCCCAAGACTGCTGAGAGGCTAATGCCTAGCTCTGCCGTGCCTTTGGGCTTCAACCCGTCAGCAACCGGCGCTGCTGTTCAAAGCGGTGGGCTATCTCGTGATGCTCTGGCAAGGCAAGCCTCATACAACGCCACGGCACTCAATCCCCCAACGCAGGCTGTGCAGCCGGTTCAAACCGCCCCCTTGCCTCCCATGCCTGTCCGTCGCCCAATGACGCCTAGGCCGCAGGCTGTCGCTCCTGTGCAAGCTGTCCAGCAGCAGCGCCCAGCCATGCTTAACGCCCAGCCCGCTCAAGCCCAGTCTATGGCCCTAGCCAGAGCGCCGCTTAACGTTCTGGTGCAAGGTTCGAACACATTTCAGCCGCAGCAGCCCGCCCAGCCGCAGGTTGGAACTGTTCTTGGGGTTGCTCCTAATGGGGGCGTTATGATACAAGGCTCTAATGGCGTAATGAACACAACTACTCAAAATAGCGATGCTTGGAAACGAGCAACTGGGCAGAGTGGTTACGGGTCGGGCCAATCGAACGATACACGCTACGAGAGCTATTTCTAGGATAGGAGTGCAGACAAATTCCAAGAGATGGCTCAGGTAATTGGACGGATATTCCCGGCATTGAAGCCGTACCCGGCGAGACTATCGAGTCTGCTGATTGGAACGGCTATCGGGCTGATTTGCGAGACAATGAGTTCAACGTTGCACGGCCTGTGTCTAAAGGCGGGACTGGTGCGTCTAATATCCCGGATGCCCTAGCCAACCTTGGCATTTCCAAAGCCACTACGGCTGAATTCCTCAACAACACGTCTGACAAGCTGCTTGAGACGGATCAGGTGAACGCGGCGGGCACTTATGTCCCGCTGACTTTCGGAGCGTCTATCCCTTGGAACATGGCGCTAGGCTTTAATGCCTATGTAACGCTGACAGCGACCGCTGCTCTAGCGCTCCCTACAAACATGATCGTAGGCCGCAGCGGTATCCTTGAGGTGACGCAGGGCGGTTCTGGTAGCTATCTGCTGACGTTGGCCGCAGGATGGAAGGGCGGGCCTGTCACGCTCTCTACAGCCGTTGGCGCAATTGACCTTGTGTTTTACGTCATAAAGCGCGGGTCTATCCCGGTCATCACTGGCGTCAAGAGGAACGTTGGATGATCCCCGGATTTTCCTTGATCCCGCCCTTGGGTTCGACAGAAACCATTACCTTTATAGCCAATGGTACCAGCGTTGCGGCAAGCACAACTGTTACGATAAGTGGGGTTTCCATTGGCGTTGCGGCCCTTGATCGCCGCGTTATCTTGGCAATCCATACTCGGCAGAGTACGGTAACTGCCGTTACCATCGGCGGAATAGCCGCAACCATCCACGCAGCCGGAGCTAACCCATCTTATTTTGACACGACCATTGTCAGCGCCGTAGTCCCTACCGGAACAACGGCAACGGTAGTGATCACCAAAAACAATGCCTCAAGCGGCACGTATATTGGGGTGTTCAGAAGCGTCGGTAGCATTGACCCGCCTGTGGCGTCTGCGTCCTCCGTCAGCCTAACCCCAGACCTGACATCATCGGTCACATTTGGCCCGCCCGGTTATACTGGGGTGGTAGCTATTAGCGTCCTGGGCAACAATCCGACTACGTGGACAGGCGCGACTGAGGTTTATGACGTGGCGGATGGGGGGTTCCCTTTCGTACAGTTTTCCGCCGCCATCGTTCAGCAGGATGTTGCCACGGTGACGGCGACTAAAAGCACGTCTAACGAGGACGCAATGGCGGGAGCCGTTTGGAGTTGATATGACCGCAGTCAATTTTAACACAATCATGGACCATGTATTCCGCGAAGAAGGCGGTTATGTGGACCATCCTGCCGATCCGGGGGGCGCTACAAACATGGGCATCACGCACATTACTCTAGCTGAGTATCGCGGAAAGCCTGTGACTAAAGCTGACGTTCGCAACCTGACGCGGGCTGAGGCTCGTGAGATTTACCGCAAGCGGTACTGGAACGTCATTCGAGGCGATGATCTGCCATCGGGCATTGATCTGGTGATGATGGATGGGTCAGTTAACTCCGGCGTTGGACGTGGGCCTAAGTGGGTTCAGGCGGCTTTGGGTGTCGTGCAGGATGGCAAGGTAGGCCCTGCGACAATTGCAGCCGCTAAGCGAGCTAACGCCGCCGTGGTTATTAATGCCGCCTGTGAGGCCCGCATGAAGTTCTTGCGTGGTCTAAAGACGTTCAACACTTTTGGCAGGGGTTGGACTGCTCGTGTTGAGCGTGTCCGAAAGGAAGCTTTAGCACTAGCCAATGCGCCGTACTTGGCTCAACCTAAACCTATCGTGCTAGAGCCGACGCCGCACCTCGGTCCTAAAGAAGCTATCATCGTGCATGACGCAGAGCCTATTACGACCGAGACCGGCAAAACTCCTATAGGCGTAGCATGGGCTGTCGGTGGCGTAGTTCTTGCAGGTGTCGTCTACTTCATCCTCAAACAAATGGGAATTGCGCCATGAGCGTTATCGGAGGCTTGGCAACAGGCGTTCTAGTCGAAGTTATCGAAGGTGTCTTGAAGCGCTCTAATGTGCCGGTGAACAACTCTCAGGCTCCCAAAGTGGCTCTTGAAGTTGCTAAGGAGCTTCAGCCCGTCATTGAGAACGCATCGAACAAAGAGCCATGGTATCAGAGCCGCATCTTTTGGGTGCAGATGGTTTCGATCTTGGCGGGCCTTGCTGGCATTCTGTGGGGATATGAAATCTCGCCAGAGAACCGTGATCTTATCGTTGTCCTAGCACTAGCCGTCAGTTCGGCTGTAACCCCTGCCGCAACCTTATATTCCCGGTTTAAGACCGGGTTGAAGCCGCTCGGTAAATAAATGGACCCCGCTGGCATTCAATCTCTACTGTCAGCGGGACCTTATGGATTTGCTGCGCTATGTCTAGGCGCTGTAGTGTGGCAAAACGGCCAAATTGGTAAGCTTTATGACCGACTTATCGCTACAGAGCAAAAACACCAGAGCGACATCACCGCTGTCAATAATCAAAGGGCTGCTGAAATTGCCACGCTTGGAAAGATCGCTGCAACTTACGGCTCCAACAATGCCAATCGGGAGCCTTAGTATGTGGCTTCCATGGTTCATGCGCCACGGCGAAAAAGCAGCCCTATTACATGCTGAGGAGATTCGGTCCTCAAATAAGCGGTCCGAACTTTATACTAAGCTATTTGAGGGGCAAAAGCGTAAAAACGAGCTTGATGAGATGGTGCGTAAATCTCTTGACTTGCTGAAAGGCGACCGTAGTGAATAACCCGTATATTCTAGCGCTTCTCATCCCGCTTATCAGCTTCCTTTCTCTCATTGCCCTTAAAGTAAACCCCGATTGGATCAGCCTTGTTTCGCGGGTCTATGCCTTCGTAATTCTCGGCTATGTAGGGGCTCGTTACGTTGGCCGTGCACCAGTGTTGGTATGGCAGCGCAACACCTCTGAGGAGGCTCGAAACGTTGTCGGGTGGGGTGTGGCTATCGTTGGCTTTATGCTTCAGATTGCCTATGGATGGATTTACATCGCATATGACAGGCCGGAATGGTTATCTTCGCAGTACTGGAGCGCGTCTATCGTCGTTTTGGTTTCTGTTGGTTTGACGATTGTGGCGACCTCGGTTCCCAGGTTCCCGCCATTTGGTGACGGTCGCAATGGGCTTGGTGAGGTCGCCAGCTTGGTTGTGGTTGTATCGTCAGCCTTGATGGTGTTCTTGGCCTCTCATTTGCCGCAGGTTTGGGGTATGATTAAGGGGCTCTTGAACGGCGTTATGGCGGCGGTTTAGGTAGGCCTGCCCCGTAGGGCGGGTCTTAGTTTATGCGGCGATAAGTGGCACAAAGGCCATCATAGCTAAACCGAACGCGGCAAAGGACACCCAAACAGGGGCCGAAAGCGCAGCCGCTACGATAGTCGTAACTATGGCGACTACAGATAAACAAATGCTAGCCAAATGATACCCGTTCATCGCTTCACCAACTGCCCAACGTGAAACACGCGGTTCTGGACCTGAATAACGCGGGTTTGGGTGAGTTGACTACGGATAACGTTGTTATGGGCGTCAAAATTGTTTGAGTTCATTTTAATGTACCTCTGGTGGCAGAACGCTAATTGACGGTTTGTGAGCGCCCCTTTTATCATCTCCTAAAGATGAAGTTAGATACTGCAATAATTTTTTAGCGCAATCATTGCGCATCTCTTTACGCAGCCTACCATCGGGCAATTGAGCAATAAGTTGAGCTTGGCATGCACACAAGGCCGCTAAGGCTGCACCCATGTCGCCCCTTTCGCCATGCCGCAGGCTTACCTGATCTAGAGCCATCCCAACTGACTGCATATACTCAATGGCGATTTGTTCCTCAGACGCTTTCAAAACTCATCCCCTTCCGTAGCCGCCAAGCTATCGTCAATCTCGCCAGTCTCGGGGTCGTGGTCAGGATAGGTAATGTCAGTAACACCGTCTTTGTTGAACGTAACTGGCGTACCGGCAACCTCACCAAAAGCGCCGACCTCAACCTTCTTAACCGGCTCCGCCTTCAACCGATCCGAAGCCCGGACGCGCTTAGGAGCCTCAATCTGCGGCGCGGCCACTACCTCCTCCGCAAACGTGTATTCCTCGTCTATGCGCTCCGCTGCCTGCACAAGACGCCCTTCCTTGTCGGTGGAGCTAGGCAGGTACTTGCTAAGGCGACGGAACACGGTCTTGCGGGCCATTTCCTCCCAATCGGTAGACCACGGCGTAGACTTGATCTTGCCAGCCTTGAACGCACGGTAAGCGTCGGAACGGTCGCGAATGCCGTTCACCTGATCGACGGTCATAACCTCGCGCATGACTTCTCCGCCGTCGAGTGTGGCGATGGCATAGACCGCGATAGGCGTCCCGCGTGGGCTCTTGAAGTTGATCTTATGGTTGATCCGTTCGTCGTCGCCAAGCACGTATTCAAAGTCGTCATTCTCGCAGGCGATTTGTACAGATATGGACTTAACGCGGCCTGAGTTGTACGCCAGCTTGAGCAGCCCGCGCATCATGGGCCGGTACTGCGCATCGCCGTTATAGTCTATGACTAGAGCAGCCTCACGGCCATCCAGAATTAGACCGTCAGCCGCAGCCTTTGAGATAGCTTGCAGCAGCGGGCCGGGTTTGGCCTTCTCGATGTTGCGTGTGGAGACAATAGCTGTCTGTGCCGTGCGGATGAACTTATCAACTGTGATGTGGCCGGGGAGAGCTTTGGCTATTTCGTCCTTACGGGCGGATAGAGATTGCTGCAAGCTTACGATGGCGTTGGTCATTTGGGTTCCTCTCTTAGTGCATTACGCAAAATTCTTCCGGCTATTGGGTGCTCCGCCTCAGAAACTACCTCGCAAGCCACGATAAGTGCAGACGTTAGTTTTTCTATTTCGTTTGCCGCTTCTCTGGTTAGATTTACAATACTAAATGGGTTATCAGTGGGGTTGATAGTGCGCAAGTCCTCGATTAACTTACTTATTTCGCAAACCCCTCATCTTCCAATCAGCCCATATTTTGGGGCTTTTGTATCCATTCCTAACGCCGTATTCCATCAATTTTATCCGCTTGGTGAATAAATCGGTGGCCTGAATAACATTGGTCATTTAGGTTCCTCTCTAGGGTTCATGGAGTTCATGATAGCATGCCGCATTTCAAAATATCGTTGACGACGGACTTCGGCGGCTTTCTGCAATTCCTCCGCAGTAGTTCCATTATTCATATATGTAACTAGCTGTCGCTCTATGTCCGCAGAGCGTTGCTCTGGCTTGTAGGAAACGCCGTAGGGGAACATACCCTCAATGCTTTCTCGCATCGACATTAAATCATCTACTGAGTACTTCAATCCTCATCCTCCTTCACATTCCACTGACTAGGCGTGAACCGCCTGTGAGCATCGCGCATTTTAATTCCACGAACCACATCCAACGGCTTACCCGGCCAATGCTGTTCTCGACGGCACTTCTCGGCAATGGCAAGGGCTTCTCGGTATCTAGCCATCCCTTCCTCAACGTCGATAGGCTCGATTTCCCGAACCACTATTTCTGGCGGTTCTGTCTTGCTAATGCAAGCGAAAACGAACGCCTCGGCTTCGTAACCACTGCCCAGATTCCACACATGGCGGTATGCAGCGTCTTGCATGTTGTAGCCATAAGCCCCTAGGTCTCGGCTCCACGCATCATCCTCGATGTTGGCGAGAAACTTGAGGTCCATGATGATTTTCAGGTCTGGGCTGTAGAGGTCTGGACGGCACTTAATCTCCGCTCCAGTCTCAGGGTCTTGAGCATAGCAACTGCGTTCTATGATCGGCGTACCCTTGCGCAATTGGCGAATAAGCGGATGCTCATCGGCTAGATCGCGCATAATCATGATCAGGTCGTAATCCTCGGCCTTGAGTAGCATTTTATCGCCTGCCTCGGCTTGGTCAGCCTTCCATTCATTCGTGCCGCGACGGGTTGCAGTGGCCTTGAAAATGGAGGCCTCGAGCCTTTCCGGCTCTAGCACGGCGATGTGACCGGCGTTGCCGAATAGGTAGTAGTCCTTTTCCTCGATCTTGCCGAACTCTGCGCGGTATGGCGTAAATTGTGCATATCGCCAAAGCTTCGATTTGGACCATGCGGGGTGGCTATGGTAGGTGGAGTTGTCCTCAACGATTAGGGGCATTACAGGGTTTCCCCTGCATCTTTTAGAGCATTTGCCGTGTCACCTTGGCTTGCATAAAGTCGTTCTGCCCAATCGCCGTCCTTGTAGTTAAAGCCAACCGCTGAGGCTTCCACGATAATGCCCCGAACAAGTCGCAAAGCCTCAACCAATTTTTCGTGGCTGTTAACGGCCTTGACGATAAAGGCTGCGTTGGCTTCTCCCTCATCAACATTTGGCCCCTTAGCCCATGAGGAGCAGGGCGACGTTCTGCACGTAACGATAGGATAACCTAGCGCGTAAGTGGTTTGGTCTTGCTCGTCTATGACGTTCCAAATCTGGGTACTTTCCTGCTCAACACGCCAAGGCGTAGGTGTATGCGTCATCCGCTCTCTCCTTTATTTCCACCCCATCCATAAATACCGCTTGCGTATCTGTCAATGGTGTTTTATAGATATCTCACGCCTTGAGGTAAGGCCAGGAGAGAGACATGAACCACCGTGAGCATAATGAATTCGGCGAAGGCGTTACCATCGCTGAAATGGACGTAGCCACAGACGACACCATTCCTGCAGAGCTACCCGTTTGGTTTGATTTCGTAGTTCTCGGCGGCATTTGCATTCTCGCCGTCATCTTTTTTACCGCAATGTATTGGGGCGTTACATCATGGCTTTGAACCCCAAACTGCGGGCGCGGGTTGTCTCGCCGTCCCAGGATTACCGCATTGCTCGGTTTAAGTATCGCGGGCATGTTTCGCTGGCTATTATCTTGGGGTGCGCGCTGTTCTGGTATGGGTTTTGGCAGGTGGTGACATGACATTCCAGTTCATCATGCAGTGTGCGTTCATCGTGGTGCTCTGCTATTTCATCCGCTCTGTTTACGACGATTGGCACCAGTCATGACTTTAAACCCCATCATTCCCTCCGAACCCATGAGGAACGCTGTGACGAAAACGAGTGAGGCTGAAAAGGACGCTGTAGCAGCAGGTGAAGCAGCCGCGTTCGAATATTCAAAAACCGGTGGAGGCCCAATTGGCGTTTTTCTATCAGGGCTAAAGGCGTATCGCGAAGCCCTCGCCACACCCGCTCCAGAGCCGCAGCCCGAAGTGGCGGCAGACCTAATCGAACGATGTGCAGCGCAAATTGAGCCCGGTCTCTGGCCTATGATGGACGAACACGACAGGAACTTACATCGAGCCATTGCCAAGCGCATTCTTGCCCTCGCCAACCCTCCTGTTGTGGAGGAAGCCGTAAAGGCGGAGACGGAGGCGTGCGCTGCTCTCGCGGAGGAGCGCGGCAAGCACTTGGCGGAATCTGCTGTTGGTTCGTTCATCGCCAAGGCCATCCGCGCCCGGAGTGCCACCCCATGACCGCCCAAGCCAATACCACCGTAAGCGATGACCCTATGGTCACTCAGGCGATCCGTTGCGACCTATGGCCGGAATGGCTTGGAGAGTTGGTTGAGAAAGCCGCTGACGCCTATGTCGAAAAATACGACATGAGCACAGAGCAGGCCGTCGCCTATGGCATCCTGCTCGCGCTCAAGAAAGCTGAGGAAGTTGGGTCCGAAGCCCTATCCGCCCGCCGCGCCACAGCGGATGTGACGGAGGCGCTGAAAGGCGCAGAGACTGCTCTGTGCGACTGGCTCAACACATATGCTCCAGATATGTGTGATCCTGCTCGGGTAAAGGAAGCCGAGGGCCGAGTTCGTAAGCGTGGAACAATCGCCTATATCGCAGATGCCCTCGGGCCTATCCGCGTCGCCCTAGAACAGCAGGCACCAGAATGAGGGAGGATAACCCATGACATATAAACCCACCCGCCCAACCCCCAAAACCCACCCCATCATGGTGGAAATCATCAAGGCAAAAAACGCTATGCAGCTACCGACTGAAAGACTATGCGAGGCCGTACCTTGTGACAGCGAGACATTCCGGGGTTACGTCAGGGGTGAACGCGCCATGCGGTTTGATATTCTGGAAAGTATGGCTGAAATGGTTGGCGTTGAGATTATTGGGAGGGTTAAGGCATGAATAAAGTTGAGCAAATTGCGGCGTTGGTTGGCAGCAAGAACGAAAAGTACCAAGGCAATAAGCTGAGCGGCAATAACGCTGCGTTAGCGCGTCTGACAAAGGTTCATCCATCCCGCGTGACTCGGTGGGTAGCTGCGGGCTGCATTCCAATTCAGCATAACGATCTGCTAATGGGATGGGCTGTCGAAAACGACATCGATAAAGAGATGTGGCAGCACCTTGAACACAAATGTTCCTGCTGCGGACATGTTAGTGTTGACTGGCGCGCAACATAGTGGTATGGTGGGTGGGTAAGAAGGAGAGATTGAGATGGGGAATAGATATGGACGAAACCAGCGACGTGCTCACCGCGAACAGATTGCTTTTCTTGAAGCCAACCTATCCAAGGCCAAGACTGCAGAGTCTAGTGCACGCAGTGATGCATGGCATGCGCGCATAGCGGCATCTAATGCGCGTGAGATTGCGCTGCGAGAATTGGTCAACCGAGAGGATATGATTAAAGCTTGCATGAGCGAGATGGGCTATGAGTTAGGCCGCTCCTTGGGGCCTCACTACAAAGATCATATACAAAAGCTTATGGACGCAGACAAACAGCGTAGGACTCGACCCTTAGTCAGTTTTGACGCTGCTATACCTTACGACAAGACGTTTAAGGTTTCTTATATTGAAGGCCGAGTGGATGCTCTGCACTATCGAGTGGCTGTGGCTGACTACTAATGTCAATTGACCGCTCCTACCAGCAAACCCTAATCTCCCAAGCCCGCCTAAAATTAAGAGATATCCAAGCCTCCCTCAATGAGAGGGGTGTTAAGCGGAAGCCTAGGTTGATGGTGCAATCTCCGTGCGGTAGCGGCAAAACCCGCGTTGCCGGGATGATAACGCAGTCAGCCTTAGAGCGCGGTGGGCGCGTGATGTTCTTGGCTCACCGCAGTTTCCTTGCCGAGCAAACCAGCCTTACGTTCAAGGATATGAAAATCCCGCATTCGTTCATGGCTGCGGGCAAGCCTTTTAATCCTAACGCTACCGTGCACGTAGGGATGATAGGCTCAATCAAAAGCCGCGTTGCCAAGCTCAGGCATCGGCCCACAATGATCCTAATAGACGAGGGCCATAGAGGCGTTGCCGCAACCTATAGGTGGGTAAGCGAGAACTTTCCCGATGCGACGATCATGTACCTATCCGCAACCCCCTCAGACCGAACGGATGGCGTAGGGCTCGGAGAGGTGTGCGACGACATTGTGCTTGGTCCGCAGGTTGCAGACCTAATCCGCCTCGGCGCGTTATCTGACTTCAAATGGATGCGCGGCCAACCACCAGAGGATTTGCATAACGTAAAGATGCGTGTTGGTGGTGATGACGCCTTGGAGAAACAGGGCGATATCATGTCCCGCGCCAAGATTGTCGGCAGCGTCGTGGAAAACTACAAAGCCCATTTCATGGGCAAGAAAGCCATCTACTTTTTCCCAAACATTGCAACAGGTAAGAAATACGCCGAGGCGTTCTGTGCTGCTGGCGTTCCTATGGCTTGGATGGATAAAGACACGCCAGAGTGGGAACGCAAGCGCATTGCTCGCAAGATTGCCGATGGCGAACTCTATGGGTTCTGTAATGCGTTCATCGCTGGTGAGGGTTACGATCTAGCTGCGCAGGCTGGCAAGGACGTAACGATTGAGGTTGTGGGGTTATGTCGCCTGACGGCTTCGTTCCCATTGCTAGTGCAGATGGCAATGCGGGCAATGCGCCCGAAGGCTGACGGCGCGCCGGGTATCATTGCTGACCATGTTGACTGCTACGGATCGTTTGAATGGCTCCCCGATGACGAGATTGAATGGACATTAGCCGGGGCTATTCGCAAGCCTAAAGAGGTAAAACCGGTGCAATGCCCTCACTGCCTCGCAACAGCTATCCCCATCAAGCATAAATGCAAGCATTGCGGCGAGGATATCCGCGAAGGCCGTCCAGGAGCCGCTACACGGCGCGAGATTGACGAGGTCCAGGGTCATCTAGCCGAGGTCGAGCGCGCTGCCCACGAAGCCGCTAAAGCCGCTGCGACAATGGACCGGAAGCGCGCTATAGCTTCGTTGAATAGGGCTGAGGAAATAATAGCTTATGGCCGCGCTAAGGGCTATAAGGAGGGATGGGCTAAGAAGCTCATTGAGGTTAAACGCGAGAGAGGAAGATTAGTAGCATGAATATGATTGAGAAGGTGGCTAGAGGTATTGCTAGAGCTGACGGGTCCAGGATTACTGGCCCTTCTAGGCACAAGGCATCTGACGAGTTCAAATGGGACCTGGGTCATCATTACATGGAAGAGTATGTCGAAAAACACTGGAGAGAACACAGCACTGCTGCTAGCTTGGCTATCGAGGCAATGACTGAGCCAAGTGAGGAAATGTTAGACGAAGGGCAAGGGTGGCATTCGAGCAGCGACCGAATAGACGCCGCCAAGGTCTACCAAGCCATGATCCGCGCCGCCTTGGAGGAAAAATAATGAAATGGTCTGAATCCGAAACCGACCTGCTATTGCGCATGTACGCCAAGGGCACGACTAACCAAATAATTGCTCAGCATATCGGCAGGAGCATGAGTAGCATTGGCTCAAAGATCGAACTGCTGCGGCGTGAGGGGCGTATCTCAATCGTGCGCCCGCGCATCGGCGGGACGGACTGGACCGCTGCTGAGGAGGACAAATTACGAGAGCTATGGATGGGCGGAGAGACTAGTTATGTTTGCTCTATTAAGCTAAAGCGGCCTCGTAGCTCTATCATGAGCAAAATTCGCCGTATGGGCATGCTACGTGGGCCAAAGACGTTTCGACCAAAGGGGCGTTACCCTCAGTTTTGCACCAAGACTTCCATTCGTAAGCGTTACGACAATGGAACAAGTTCAACGGATATCGCTAACTTGCTCAAGATGAAGGTTCAGGCGGTGCGAGATATTCTGACAGATATGGGCTGTGATCCGCACCGGAACGATACGGTCAGCTATCGGGTACATCCATGTTGGAGTATGAACGACAATGACAGACGCCAATACTTTTACGAGAAATTTCAAGCAGGCTGGAAAGAAGTTCTGCAGAGGCTTGCAGCGTAATGGCAGCTAAGTGGTCCACCATAATTGATGAGGTCTGCAAATCTCGCCGCGTGTTCAAAGCCGAAGTCCTGAGCCGTAAGCGGTATCGACCGCTAGTCGCAGCGCGGCATGAGATTGCATGGCGTATCGCACACGAGACAAAGTTGAACTCAACTCAGATCGGCGCTGTTCTGGGTCGGCATCGGTCGTCTATTTTGCATGGTCTGCGGAAAATGGGGTGGAGCGGTGAGTGAAAGCCAGTTGGTCCAAGCCATCCTAACTGAGGCTAGTGCCAGAGGACACCGCATGTTCATAAACGCTCAGGGAATTGCCCGCTACTCACGTGGCGGGCGTTCTTACTCTGTGGCCTACGGTGTTGGAGGAGTTGGCGCGCCCGATCTTATTGGATGGACCGCTAAGGGAGAGTTCGCCGCCATAGAGGTCAAGGTGCCTGGGAAGCGCCCTAAGCCTCACCAAGCCGCTTGGATGGACGCTGCGCGGGTTAGCTGCCCTGCGCTGCGCATTGGGTGGGCTGATAGTGTGGAAGGGGCTATGGAGGTGTTGGAGGGTTAGTTGGCTCCTGGGAGGGAATCGAACCCGTCATCTTGCGCAACCCTAAGGCTGCGTCTGCTCTACCATTGAGCTACCAAGGCTGGAGCGGGTCGTGAGACTTGAACTCACCTCAAGAGCTTGGAAGGCTCTACTCGTCCCTGACGGACCCGCGATTCTGTACCCTCTCATAAAATAGGGCCACCAGTGGGAGGAACACCGGTGGCCCTTAAGGCTCAAGCGGCAGGGGAGCCGCGAACACAACTGCATAATACATGCGGGGGTTAGGGCGTCAAGCCCCTTCGATACGTCCCGCTATCTAATTTTCGCCAGCCAATCATATTTAGATGCGCCTCAATACGAGCGTTCTGCAGCGGCGTTCGGCGTTCGGGTGGAATGCGTAGGCACATATCCCCCATAAGATCGATGAGCTTTACTGTACTTTTAACTGCGTCGGTGTGTCTAGCCAGATAGTCACTGATCAATGTAGCCCAAGGATCATGCTCATAACGGGCTTGCTGCACAACCTTAGCTTGTTCCTCCTCCTCATCTGTTAGGTGCCATTGTTCTCCGGCCATATACAGGTGACGTGCCTCAGCCCATATTTGACGGGCATCCTCTTTGAGTAACGGCAGATCAAATTCACCGCATCGAATAGGCCACCACCGACGAGCGCCGGTCGGGTCGCGTAGATAACCACTCTCAGGCGGGTTGACGGTTCCGATCATAATGCACGAGCGCGGGAAATCCTCGACGTTCTTACCATAAGGCCTGCGGAACCGATCCTCTTTACGGGCTAACCATGCCTTGAGGGTTGATACATCGGATTTACGGAATGCATCAAGTTCTGAAATCTCAATGATCCATCGGCCCTGCATCTGCAGACCAGCGTCCTTGGAGCCTGGATCGCTCATTTCATCCGTGAAAAGACCGGGTGCGATAGCGTCAGCGAGGACGTTAAGGCTGGTAGATTTGAATTTGCCTTGCCCGCCTTCTAACACAAGCATGGTATCAACTTTACAGCCGGGTTTGTACGCTCTGGCAATAGCCGATATCAGGCTGCGCTTGACGAAAGCAGCATTGATAGGTGTATCCTCAGCGCCGAGATAACGAACTGCAAAGCTTTTGAACAAGCGCTTGCCAACTGTTCCACCTTGCAGGCGCGGTAGACCGTCCCACTCCAAAGCGTCTAGCGCATCTCTAACAGGGTTAAACCTGTTGAAATCAGCAACACGCTTAATAGCCAATATCATATCGTTCACTTTAGGCTTTAGCTTATATTCACCCATCGTTTCCATGTACGCAGCATTGGCGATAACATCGATTTCTGTCAATAGCCGGGGCTTGAACGGCCTGTTAGGAGGATCATACGGCGGTTTTGTGAGTAGAGATATTTCCTGCGCAAATTCGTTGTACGCATAAACGCCCTTGAAATCGCTGTGATACTGCAAGATGACAACTGAGTTGTGCAGGCTGTTGAGCGTCAGTGTGGCTTTGTCGGTCCTATCTAACGTGCCTTCCCAATCTATCGTTTCCTCAACCACAATCGCTTCTCGACCCCCGCCACCCACACTTTGTGTTGGAGGGATATGATCTTTAGGCGTTGCATCAGGTTCAGGGCTAGGGAGAGGAGAAGGGCTGCGAGGAGTAGCATTTAGCGGCTTTCGCTGAGAGATAGGACGATCTGCTCCAGTCGGTCCAGTCTGCGGCTCTTTTCCAGATTGTTTACCGAATTCACGAACCCCGTCAGAACCACGCAAACCACTAGCAACTTCCAATACAGACTCATCCTCATTCTCCTTCTCAGCCTCAATAGGCCACTCACTGATATTAGCCTTGATATAATCTGCAACCGAGCCACCGGCTAAGATCAGGTCGGCAACGTCGCCGCCTTTATCCCCGTAAGGGGTGACGCGCTTGTTCTTGGCAGATTTGGCTAGGCTGCGTGCCTCAGCCATGGCCTTACGGCCTTCTTCGTCATTATCAGCCCACCAGATGACACTGCGCCCCGCCAGCGGCGACCAGTCAGACCGATCAACGCGGTTTGTGCCACCGCACCAGCTAACGACAACCACGCGGCCCTGTAGCGCCTTGTCTGCCGCTCTACGGCACTTCTCACCCTCCACTACAAGCACCTGTTTATCAGGATGCGCCAGTAGCTCCGGCAGGCCATACAGTGGGCAGTTATCAATCGATCCGTGACACCACCCCTCAAAGCCATCCGGTCCACGCGCCCACCAAATTCCAGGCGTTGACTTGCCATCTTTGAACTCGACTAGCAGAACGTAGCCTAGCAGTTCGCCAGCGGCGTTTTGATAGGCATGCACAGCCGATGGCTTGTAGTGCGTGGTAAACTTGTCGGTGCCCGCTTTCTTAGGGTTGCGCAGTTCCGGCGTACGTTGGCCGGGAACAATAGGCGGCGTACCCGCTGGCACCGGTAAGAACTCATAACCCTCGTATGGGTCAACGATCTTAGGAGCATCATAGCGGGCACGTGGCTTGGCCGCTGACGGTTCTGAGCGCTTTCCGGGCAGTGAGACCCCAGCACGATCGGCGACGGCCTCCACGGCTTGCGTAAACGACATTCCCTGATGCTCCTGCACCCATTGAAAATGGTCGCCTGTCGCACCACAGCCAAAGCAATGGTAAATACCCTTTGCGTCCTCCGCATGGAACGAAGGCGTCTTTTCGCTGTGGAACACGCAACATGCCCACAAATCCCCCGGCGATGACTTAGGCGCGGCAGCAACATACTCACCCACTAGCTTAGAAATAGGGACAAGCGATTTTATCTGCTCAAGCAGAGCAGGCTCAAAATTGGGCATGACATGGGGGCCTAGGTGTTAGCGGCTAAGATGGCGCGGCCAATGAGTTCCGGGATTTGGGGGACTACGGAGTTTCCAAGGGCTGCAATTCTGTCCACCCCATTGGATACCCATCAACCACTCGACCCACGGCGGGTTCAGCACCCCACGGGTTCCAGTTCGCAGAAGCGACCCAACTATTGAGTCTCTGTCCTTCTGTGATGGCGGTAAAGTCCGGTTCTTCGCGTCGTTGGCTGTGGGCGTCGGCCATTGGTGCTTGCCCATCCAACCCAACCCCTTGTAGTGATTCCCCGGCCCTCCCGGCGTACTGTCGTATTTCACTGGGGTAGGCAACAACCCAGATACGTTCGCGGCGGTGGGGAGCGCCCAAGGCTGACGCTGGTATGTTTTCCCATTCCGCATCATACCCGAGCTCGGCCAAGTCCCCGAGTACTCTGCCAAACCATCCGCCTGGTTGTTCGCTAGGGCCACTAAGCAGATTTGCGACGTTCTCCACGATAACGTATCGTGGTCGTAGTTCGCTAACCAAACGGGCGATTTCTGACCATAACCCGCTCCTTTTGCCTTTAAGGCCAGCGAGTTTGCCTGCAACGCTGAGGTCTTGGCAAGGGAACCCTCCGGAAATAACATCAATTCCGGTAATTCCATCTTGGGTAAGCCTTTCTGAATTGAGCGTTCTAACGTCATTGTAACAGGGCACCTTCGGCCAGTGTTTAGCTAAAACGCGCCGTGGAAATTCCTCAATTTCGCAAAACGCTACGGCTTCAAATCCACCCGTTCGTTCAAGGCCAAGGCTAAACCCGCCTATCCCTGAAAACAGGTCCAATACCTTCAGTTTCTCCATGCCATTCCCTCCAAATCCGGACTAGTATAATCGCCCGTCACACGCTTGCGGTCAATCCGCTACACCTAGCCTCAGTCTCCACCGGCATAGCTATAGGTTGATTTCCATAAGCTGCGCCCGCTCTGCACTGTGGAGTGGAATGCAGCGACGGTAACCGACTTCCATCGACCCTGCCTCCAACATTTCAAAAGCCTCTTTGGCTAAATCTGGCGAGTTAACATCGCTAGGCAAGCCGAATATGAAATTGCACGGGCCACGAACGTCACGATGTAGACCAGTGATCGTGTATAGGTATGTTTTCTTGGCATTGAATGGCTTAGTCATAATCGCAAAACGATCATTACATGCCGTTACGGTATACCGTTGCCGCTCACCATTCATCCGTATTTTTGCGCCGATATAGGTCAATTTGCATTCTCCTTAGATGGCAGGCGCGGCTTTAAAACAGCTGGTGGAACGACAGGAAGGCCGGGGCAGAGGGCCTGGAAAAGGGCGATGTCTTGTTCGGGGCTGATAACTGGGCGGAAGCGATCAATGCCGTATGGGTTTACTCTGCCATTCGTTCCAACAGGCCTAGAAATTTCGATTAGGTGAACACCGATGCCGGTGTTGCCGGATGGCCATTCGTGATGACCAACCCAAGCTATGGTATAAACAACACCTTCTTTCGGCAGCGTTTTCCTGGACTTTGGTCGCGGCTTTCCATCCACGCAAACGACTTTCATCCCAACTCTCGCCCAATTACTCATCCCATATTCTCCTTAATCACAGCCACAGACAGAGGCCCTAGTTCAGCGCGGCATAGTTCGACGCCCTGTAGATTTAGTAAACCACGCCGACGCAAAACGTTGATGACGGCGGCGGCTTGATCGTTAGCCCACGCATGCGGGCCTAGGTTGAACAATACATCGCCGCACTCATCCAGCAGAGACCCTGCATTTGTCTGCCCCGATGCTACAGCCTCAACCATACCGGCTTCTCCGTAACAGCGACTACGCCAACCATTTCAGCCTCAGCCGCGCTCACAGCCTCGTCACGCGCAGCGATAATGCACTCAAGTTCTCCTGGCACCGACGCAGCGAGTTGCACGCTTGGGACGCGGCTTGCGAGGTATAGCCATTCGTGATCGTCGCCGTAAACGTCGATTTCTTCTTGCAGGGCGGCTGTGAGGCCAACGCCTAATTTCCATTTATAAACGAACGAGAGGGGGCTTACAGTCCGAGCCACGATAGTACTCCATTTTCCATCGTCAGAACCCAAACGACAGCCAGAATAGCAAGGGCTGTGGAAATGGGGTGGTGGGTAGTAATGGTCATTTAGTAGGCTCCCTCATTGCATTGTTTAATACCTTAGCAACGTTGTCCGGCCGTTCCTCGACGTTCCATTCATTGCCATCGACCATATGTAGCTTGGTCCTGCCATAAATCGAACTATCCGCAAACCATTTAACATCCTCTGGACGAAACCACGTATTCCCGAGTTTGACGAATTGGCTCATGAAGTAGGCTCCTCTGGGTGAAACGGATCGGCCAAATCTAAAGGCTGGCCGTCTGGGTTGACTGGTATAGCGATAACATCGCAGGCGTAAACATTGTGTTGACGGCGGCACTCTTGGAGCATCACTTCTTCATGCGAAATCCAGCCTATGTAACCTGCAGTTATCACCGCGACAACGAAGGAAAGTGCGCCGATGATTTCACGCATCAAGGGCCTCTGCAATTTCGAGTAGGGTAGCTGCGGCGGCGCGGAGTTCGGTGGCGTTAAGGCTAACAGCGCGACCGTATGCGTCGGCAATTTTAACATATGCCTTTGAAAGCATAGCATTGCCAACCGTAACCTCTCCGTATTCCCCAGGAACCACCTCTTTCACAGTCTTGGTGCGGACGGGGCCTTGAGAGGTGGGTTCGATTAGTTCAAGGGCACCTTCTTTATGTCTATAACTTACACCAGGACCGTGCCAACTTTGTTCGCCTCCCCACAAGCCCTCATCAGTTTTGATGGTGAATTCCTTACCGTTGTCACTAAGTGACGCTTCACGAGGGTTAACTACCCGAACCCGATCACCAATCTTAAACTTAGCCACGATCATTCTCCTCAATAAAGCTCATAATAATTAACCGAAGGCATCTCAGAGTAGATTTTCTCTAGCGCGTCGGTTTCTTCGGTGGGGGATAGGGGGATGGCGAGGCCGGTACGGGTGTGGGCCGTTACACCCCAGATTTGGTCGTCGCAGCTTTGCCAGTCTAGGTGGACTAGGATTGGTTCATCGTCCCGGATGATGTGGAGGGTGGTCATGATGGCAGCACTCGATAAGCAATGATGTCAGCGTTTCCACCGTCATGATTCCAATGGTAGTCTCCAGCCATGTCTGGTGTGGTTTTGCCTCCAACTAGCCCATCACGGTATTTCCGTTGGTGCCAAACTTTGCTGCCTACAGGGCAAGAACCGCCGTTCCACTCGACCCATCCATTAGCCTTGTCTATGTCGTTAAGAGGTGTGGATGGCTCATCCTCCTCCGTTGGCTCAGTAAGCGCACCGACAGCGGTATACTCAGCCGCGTCATGCAATGCCAACCACATCGCGGTAAGCTGCGACATCGTAAGCCGTACCGGGAATACGGCGGACATCTCAGGTGTCCAACGGAAGGCGGTTGGGGTTTTGTTAGCCCCTAGACTTTCGCCACTAGCGTCAGCCTCGGCGTATGCATTCAAACGTGCTACGAGGTCTCGTAATTCGTCTCGTGTGTGCTGCGCCATAATTCTATCTCTCCTTAATCTCTGCGTTTGTTTTAGATGGCTATTGCGGGAGTGTCAAGGGGAAGTTTGGCGAACTACCTTAGTCGGGTCCCATGGCTTCATATCTGGAGTTCTTTCGAGTTTGACTAGATCGGCAAGGCGTCTGTGATTTGTCTTGAATGCATTTGTATGCAGGTCACAAACCATGCCGATATCCGTTCTCATTGGGATCAATACCTGTTCGCTGCTCGAATACTCTCCACCTCCTATCCATTTAACTTCTGCATTGAACGGGTTGGAGCAATGACCATCGCCTCCGTGCCCCGCTTTGTAAAAAGCGCATGTGTCGCAGTATGCCATCACTTCTCTCCTCTAGACCTAGCGGCCATGAATAAATAGAACTCGTCTCTGTAGGCCTTCATAAACTCAAGTGTAAGAACGATCCCCTCAGCAGAGTCCCGCCGTGGACCCGCCGGCAGCACACTCAGCCAGCGGCGGGCTTCGGTGATTTGGTCGGTGATGGGGATTTTCAAGAGACACCAATTTTCCGGATTTCATGAGCCGCTTTATATAGCTCAAGTTCGGCTTCGTCTGACTCGGTGTTGGTTGCGGCGATAGCGCACAGGTTAGCCGCATCCTCTAGGCCACGAGTGTAAGCGGCTTGGATGTCGCTTGCGATAAGTTGGACAACCTCGTCCTCATCCCACCCATCGTAAACCAG